GATTTCGCCAGACCACGCTCCTTGGGTGGAGCCTTCGCCTTGGCTTCTTTCGCAGCGGCCTTGTCGGCGGCTTTGTTATGGCGTTCCAGAGCCTTCCAGGTCTGAGCGGCACCAGCGGCCTGATCTTTGAACCCCTTCACTTCCGCGACGCCGAGGCTGACAGCCACTTCGTTGCGCAAGGTCAGAAGATCGTCAACAGACATGTCGGCCAGATCGGCCTCAGTATACGCTTTGTCGTTGAAGGTGATTTCCATCTTGTATCTCGCTTTCTGTGATATTTAATGTCGCCTCGGATTAAGGCATATTTGACCCTACCTTATTCTGATACCCGAGGCAACAACTATTTGTCCTTCCGAGACAACTTTTAATCTGCGCAGGCTCCGGTCTTTCTGCCGAACTCATCCAAGGCACACGACCCACCATCCTCAACCTGCATAGCGGCCAGAGCAGCGACTTCTGCGTCAGCTTCCTCCTCCCCATCAGCAGCTTTGATAGGTTCGTCGTAGTTGCCAGCCGGACGATAAGTGGTCAGTCCCTTCGCGCCGTTCTCCCACGCTTCCATGTAGATATTCTTGAAATCTTCATAGGAGAAATCAGCAGGAACGTTGCATGTTTTCGAGACTGCGCTGTCGCTCCACCTTTGGGCAGTACATAGGACAGCAACGTGTTCAGCCGCTGTGATATTCCCTTCCTTGACTGTGCGACCCTTATGCCCAAGGACAGCCACGCCGTAGTCAGGGATGAGGACAGTCTCAACGCCGGACTTCATGATGACGTTGCGTTTCTGCTTGTAGGCGATCACAGGCTCGATGCCTGACGACACGTTGTCAGCGTAAAGCGAGATCGTGCCAGTGGGAGCAATGCTTGTCAGGTGAGAGTTGCGGATGCCGTGTTTCTTGATCAGTTTGATCGTATCTTCCCACAGGCCGCCGACGAACTTGGATGCGAGGTAACGGGTCTCGTCATACAATGGGAATGAACCCTTTTCACCAGCCAGACGGGCCGAAGCCTGATAGCAATGGTTCGCGATGAACTCACCAAGTTTGTCCTGGAACTCGATGAACTCAGGTGTTCCGTATGGAAAGCCCATTGCTTCGAGAGCGTTGGCCAGACCAGTGATACCGAGACCCATGCGCCGTTTCCTTTGGGCTTCCAGCCGTTGTTCAGGAAGAGGGTAGCGGCTCCGATCGATCACATTGTCCATGGCACGAACCACGTGAGGGATATCTGCTTCAAGCTGCGTCCAATTGAAAGAGTAGGAACCATCTTCATTGAGGATCAGGTATTTCACAGCGTTGAATGAGCCCAAGAGGCAAGCACCGTATGGAGGGAGCGGTTGCTCGCCGCAAGGATTGGTCGCAGCGATCTGTTCGCAATAGTAGAGATTGTTCATCTCGTTGATGCGATCGATGAACAGAACTCCCGGCTCGGCCCAATCGTAAGTACCACGCATGATCATGTCCCACAGGGCACGAGCATTGACTTCACGATAATCAACACCGCCGAACTTCAGAGTAAACATGCCATCAGCCTTGACAGCTTCCATCAGTTCGTCAGTGACTGCGACCGACATGTTGAAACCGCGCAGTGGACGGTATTCCCATGGAACACTGTCGTCGCTGACTTGCTTGGCACGGATGAACTCTTCGATGTCAGGGTGGTCACAGCGCAGAACCATCATCTGTGCGCCGCGTCTGTTGCCTGCTGAGGCAGTGCATCCACACACCTTGTCAAATATACCAGCAAAGGCCAGCGGACCATCTGTGGTGCTGTCTACACCCTTGATGATGTCGCCTGAGGGGCGCAGGGTTGAGAAGTCGTAACCAACTCCGCCGCCTTGGCGCATGGTGGTCGCAGCCAGCTTGGCGACGTCCATGATACTTTCCGGAGGGTGTGAAAGCGCGGTAGTGCAGAGCAGACGCTCGGCTTCCGTGGGGCCATCAACAAAACTGTCGTGAATGGTGGGCATGACAAAACAATTGTAGAGCGTCACGTTCTTGAGTGAACCAGCGCCAGCTTGAACACGTCCAGGAGGCATGAACCGCTGATCCATAGTGCATTCCCGAAACGCCATGTAGTGTTCATGACTGTCTTGTAGGAAACCTGCCACGCGATTTGATGCCTCACGGTGATCTTCGTTTTTGCCTCGGTATTTTTCTGCGCCGATAGCATCGCAGTGTGGATTTTGTGGACCAACCATCCGTCGTTTCTCCTGATGTCTCATAGATTTACCTTTTCATTCTCACGACGGTGACGTTGTCAGCCGCTCTGGTTATCGCAGTATAGAGCCACCGCCATTTATCTTTGCGGAAGCAATAACTCTCGTCGAAGACGCATACGCTGCGCCATTGTGAACCTTGTGCCTTGTGACACGTCAGTCCATATCCATATGCAAATTCTTGCGCCTCACGTTTCTCGTACCAACCGAGATGTTCTTCGGTTCCAAGGAAATGATGTTCATGGGCGGATATCTCAATCGAGGCCAAGCTGTCTTCTGGGTGCATAGACATAAAGACCTTCTGGTCCATGACGCCTGTGACATCGGAGACCTCGAAGATTGCCCCGTTTAGCAAGCCTAACTCACTATTGTTTCTAAGGCAAACTAATCTGTCACCGATCACAGGGTACTTGTCGTCAATACCTTTTAGCTTGCGAAGTTTGCTGTTTGTGAGACGCCGCGTCACGTTCTTACCAACCAAGATCTGATCAAACGACAGCATAGTTTCGGTGTCTAGCTTTGTTCCTTCTGGGTGAACAACACAATTGTCTCCGTAATCACCGACAGTCAGAGCAATCTGGTTCCGTGTCTCGGTAGCCATGCGAATGATAGGGCTCTCACCTGCCTGCCTGTGAATGTCTGTGAGCATCACATCAGGAGTTACGTTTTCAGTGAAGAACCCAGCGCCGCCGACAGGCGGTAATTGAGCAGGATCACCCAAGACGAGAACAGGCGTTCCGAACGACAAAAGGTCTGAACCCATCTGGCCATCTACCATGGAACACTCGTCAATAATAACGAGGGCGGCATCTTTGATAATGCTGTCGGTGTTTAAGACAAAGAACGGTTGTTCGGAATTGTCGCTCTCTGTTTTGATATCGGCTTGCAACCGTCGTACTTTTGGATGCTGCTCGATATAATCGGCCTTCATGTTGGCCTGCTCGAGTTCTTTGATAAGCGTCTCTAGTTCATGCTCGAGTTCAACCAGTTTGACGCGGCTCTTGTCACGCGAATGATAAATGAGACTGTGAATTGTGCAAGCGTTTTCGCAACCCTTGGAGCGTAGAACGTGTGCGGCCTTACCAGTATAAGCGGCGAATATGACTTCACCTCCGATACCTTCTGCAATGTGTTTGGCGAGTGTGGTCTTGCCTGTGCCAGCATACCCAAAGAAGTGGAACACCTGCTGGTCCCCGCTTTGGAGCCACTTATTCACTTTTCTTAAAGCGTCATCCTGCTGATTTGAGAAATCCATATGGGCCTCCGTAAATATAGGTTAGGAGGGACAGGCGATCAAGACCTGCCCCTCCAGTGAGATCCGTTCCGTCAGCCCAACTTAGAACGGGATCTCTTCGTCGCCGTCGCCATCACCCGAACCACCGCCGCCCGAGGAGTCGCCCGTCGACCCTGTTTCCGAGACCTTCCCTTCGGTTTCAACAGCCGCTTTGGCCAATCCACCTTCGATCATTTCACGGAATTCACGTGCCGCAGTCAGCATCGCCATGCCAGCCTCGTCTGGCTTGATGAGCGAGCCAATCCAGGTATCACCGAACGGACGGATCGACAAGTTGTAGAACGTCTTGCCTTTCGCAGTCTGCTTGGTGGTCGACACCTTGGCACGGTTAGCCATCAAAGGCGGAGCGCCCTTGATCGTATACATCGAAGTCCACCAGTCTTTCTGCACCTTGATTTTGGTGCTGGAGAATGGAAGCACACAGTATCCGATGCTCTCGGTCCCGGTCTCGTCCAGGATGAGGCAGTAGACATAGTGTGTCTCGATGAGGTCCATACCGTCCGGAGTTTTGAACGGCATACGCTGGCCATCTGCGTTCTCAGGAGGAATGCGGGAACCGCCATTCGCTTTGAGAATTTCCAGCACGAGCGGGGAACCATCTTCGTGGGAGTCGCCGCGTCCGCCGCCTTTGGAGCGGGGAACCCATTCGGCCCACAGGTGGTCCTTGTGGATCGGTTGCACGATCAGTGGCTGTTCAACGATTTCGCCTGTCACAGAGTTAACCAGATCACCCGACTTGGCAGGGTGGTCGTCGTCCTCGACCAGAACCGAGTTGCTCTGCATCACAGAGATAAACGGAATGGAGAGGTCTGTGACTTTGACGTCTTCAAAGCCCTCGTGTTTGTGATCACCGTAGTCGTAGTTTCCAACTTCGGTCTTGTCGGCTTTCGCCACTGCTTTTCCAGCCATAAGGCATTCCTTCATAAGTTATCGTGTTACGATGTTGATGGGACTTTATAGACTGGCAGTCCCTGGACCAGTAGCATAGGTAAGAGGGCGATTACTTCCTCCATACTTCGCGGTTTATTCTGGAGAAACTGCCGCGACTGCATACTTCATGCTCCACCTATTCCTTCACCTTGGCGACACGCTGGCGGAAGATGCCAAATGTCTCCTTGGGTAACTCGACGCCTTCACCAAGCTGTTCCTTCACCCATGCGTTGAGTGTAGCGTGGTGAACGCTAAATTGTTCTGTCATGACCAGCGGCATTTTGATCTTCTTGATTGCCTTCTGGAACTTCTCGTAATTGGCGTCGTCACCTTTGGCGAACTTGAACACCAATTCGCGTTTCACAATGTGGCCGTAATCATGCTCATCCAGCCACTTAATTGCAGGCACACGCTTGTCGCCTGCGATGCTTGAACGGATATCTTCTTTGACTTCCAGTGTGCGACCATCTTTGAGTAGAAGCTTCCCGTTCATACCCTCTGTGGCGGCAGGGATACGCACTTCTGCAATATCTTTGCGCTCGTCCTTGGCTTTCTCCAGAGCCAGTTCGGCAGCGGCTACGGCCTCATCTGCGGCTACCAGTTCATCGGCAAGCTGCATGAGTACGACTTCTAAATTTCCGGGGACTGCTTCGTCCTTGAACGCGGCATACGGATCATCTGTCATGGTTATGTCCTTGGGCTATCTGTTTGCTCAACCTACCCCATCAGGCGGCAAGTGACAACATCAAAATATCTCAGCGACTATCTCCGTATACTCTCCATGTCTACCAGACCATTGAAGAAACTTCACTTTACCATCGTTGTAGTGAGCGGCGACAGCAGTGGACATTCCAATCAATCCTGGATTACCGATGAGCAGCAAGAAATCATCGTCATTGAACCCAGAGAGCTTCTCATGAATATCACCGAGAATGAGTTCAGGATTGAAAGGGTGAGCAGAAGGGGAGAGGACATAGACGATTGGTCCCCACTTCTCTGCTTTATGAATTGATGGAAAGCGCGGCACCAACTCGCGCTTCCCTGCATCAAATTTCATCTGTTGTTGGATGGCGAAGACAGTCATCAGATCCATTCCTTCCAGGGATCACCTTGGATTTCTACCGCGATGTCCTTCTTGTTTCGGAGGTTGCTGACAATGTGTTCATCCACAGTATCATTCGCAACGATATCAATATAGTTCACTGGATGCTCATCCATCCCTGCTCGGTGGCAGCGGTCTTCAGATTGCAATCTGTCAACAAGTCTGAAACTATTTGAGTAATAGATCATGGTCTTCGCTTCGGTGAGTGTCAGTCCTGGTCCGCCCTTTTGGGCTGTTCCGACAAACCACTGAGCATCACCTCGTTGAAACGCAAGTTTGTTTCTCTCAGCTTCATCATCATCAACGGATCCGTCATACCGCACAGCATCCTTGCCCAACAGGTCCATGAGTTGATCGACATCATGAGTAAATCGTGCCCAGACAATGGCGGGGTGATAGGTTTCATCACGTATGGACTCCATTACGTTGAGACGAGGGTTCTTCGCTGAGAACATATGCACAGGCTCATCTTCGCCTACAGGAACATAGTTACATGCGATCTGCTGAAAGCGTAGCAGCTTCACGATTGGCAGTTCAGCAGTGATGATATCGTCACCAACTTCCAACATGAGTTCTTCACCGAGCGTCTCGTATGCGGCCTTCTGCTCGCGGCTCATATCGAAGTAGCGTTTGGAATATAGTTTCGGAGGCAGATCAAGAACATCGTCCTTGAGTACGCGATCCGTGATTTCGGAAAGCCATTCCCTCAGGATATCGAGATTTTGGTATTCCAGAAGTTTGTCGTATCCAGGATCGTAGCCGTGCAGCTTCTGACAATCAGCACGGGTGAACCATCGCCCAAAGAACTGACGAAACTCTACGGATCCGTGGATGCCTTTGTTTTTCCAGAAGTATTCGTCAAGGAAACGAACTTGACTATAGAGGTCGAAGGGTCCGACGGCCACGGGGGTTCCGGTAAGGATACGGCGGTATTGAGCATACTTGCCAGACGCGACAATTGACTTGGTCCGCTTGGCATTGGGCGTCTTAATGTTATGGGCTTCGTCGAGGACATACAGACACCGCCGCTTCTTGAGAAACTTCCAAATGAAGTCCTTTCCCTCTTTGGTCATGAAAGCGTTATAGCTGATGAGCAGTATAGCAAGACCATCCCAATTGAGCAAGGCGTTCATGTTTCTTTTGTGAGCCTTGGTGTTCTTTTTGGTTGTGAGAAACACAGAGACCATAGTATCGAACACGAAGTCTGGCGGCATATGCTTTGGAATTTCATCTGTGTTCCAGTTGCGCTCTACTCCTGGAGGAGCGACAACTACCAAGGCATCAATCTTGCCCTCGTCATATAGATAGCAGGCTGTATCTACAATAGGTTTCGTTTTGGCTGTGCCTTGCTCCCACAACAGACCCCATGATCTTTCTTCGACATGTTCTGCTAGGTGGCTTCGCTGATGATCGAACGGATCAATCACGTGCGGGTAATCTTGAATATCCATCGTTGCTCCTTTTCTAATTACACCTTAACCCAAGTGGGCTAGGGTGACAACCTCGCTGACTCCCCTGACTTCATTCGTGAAACGTCCCTTGGCCCCAAGTGAGGGCATCTCAACCCTTTGGTTTTATTATATTTATTTATCATTGACTCTACTTACTCTACTTACTTTACTAAAAACACCAGCCAGCTAAACGCGCCAGCCCTAGCAACCTGCAAACTAGGGGTGTCAGGGGTGCAAGTGAAGTCAGGTGATAATCTTTGCTTTAAAAACAACACGGTAAGAAAACCGAGATGACTTCACCTGACTTCACTTGACTTCCCTAATAGTGTTAGCGCAGCATCTCGTAGTGTGGCCCGTCAATGAAATCCGGTCCAGGATGACGAATGGTGTAGTCGCGAACAGCCTTTTTCATGGCCGCTGCGTAGCTTTCTGGGCTATTCAGGCTCTTGGGAGCGTACTCATCAAGTTCCTTATCCCATACACCACCCCAGCGCAGTTCCAGATCCATTTCACGGCTCAGATAAGCCATGCAGCCTGCGATCGGATAGATCAGTGGCCATTCCCAGCGTGGAGACCCAACGTAAGGAACGAGATCCACAGCTTCGCCATATCCGCTGGCTTGCTTCTGGTGTTTGGATTTGCGGTTCCGACCATCCAGCTTGGATGCTCCGCGCTTGTAGAGTTTCATCTGCATAGACGCAGTACGCAGACCACCATCATTGAGGATAGTGAAGTCAACCGGAGTGATCTTGATACACTCCTTAACAAGCGCCACCAGTTGCGGGTGAACACCTTGCAAGTTCTTCTTCGAGTTTGTTCCCAGATGATATGCCATATATTTTCCTCCTAGATATAGAAAATTGTGAAGGTAGTCCAGAACGGGTGACAAGTATGAGCCGCGATCGCTTTTGTACCTTCAAGGGTTTCCAGACCAATGAGTAGCCAAGGTCTGGTAGTTTGATCTTCCCCGATCGGCCTACTCATCGGAAGTTCGTCACTATCGGGAAAGAAGTCGACATGAATTCTTGTTCCAAATGGATCGTACCACGCTAACCCTATGAATTCACAATGACGAACTTTGTCAAAGCGAACTGTGACTGCAAGCCCAGAGGGAGTAGACTGTTCATCCAGGATCTCGATGTTTTCAACGACAGGAAACAGAACTCCTTCGTTCTGGGACATAAGAGGCCACAGGAAAGGAATACTGCCGAAGAAAACAAGGAACAATAAGACTGGAACACTTAGCCAGAATTTAAGATAACTTTCAACCAATACCCAGTCCCCCATTTACCATAAATGTGATGAAGGCAACAATGATACCTGTGACCAAAAGCCATACGATCCGGAGCAGATATCCTTTCACGTCACCCACGTCCTTTTCGATTTTGTCGAAGCGCCTGTCCAAGTGTTTGTCTCTTTCTGCACGAACGGCACGATCAGTCTTTGCTTCTGACACGATACCTTCCAAAGATTGCAACCTCTGGTCGTGAGAACTTAGCTGGTGCTCGATGCTTGTTAATCTTTGCTCATTCTCCATGGGAGTCCTCAAAGGCTTGTTTCATATCCTGTTTCTTCACATATTCCTCGGAAACTTTCAATTTGAAAGCAGACAAGGATTCTCCATTGGCGATGACCTTCTTCCAGAGGTTCCACAGGATAGTGGTCCCGATACCTACAATCGAAACTATCAGTCCGAGAATGGTCAGAAGTTCTGCTAATGAGATAGTCATTCGGTTAACCTCTTATCACGATCTGCATAGAATTCTATGAGTTGTTGCAACTGGAAGCCGCAACGGATAAGACGTTCACGATCATTGATCCAGTAGAACTCAACCTCACTTTGGGTCAGTTCACGATCAGGCAGGCTTATTGGTCGGGGACAGGCATCTGTCAACCCAGGAGGCGGAGGCGTCAGCTTCGGAGGTTCAACGGATCCGATTGATTCGCTGCACGCTCCCAGGACTGAGAGCACGCCGATCAGCGTCAGGATCGTCCAGACCCTCACGCAATATCTCTGCCATTTCTGCGTCACGTTCTTCAAGAAGCCGTTCCAGTTCTCTTTGTCTTTCAAGTGCGGCGGTTAGAGCAGCATCGTTAGCTTCAATCTGGCGATGTCGCTCTTCTTCTATTGCGGTTTGGTATTTCTGATCTGTGACTTCAACCCCACGGTCGTAGCCTTTGTCATAGATTAGCCATGCTAAAATGACAACAGCCAGTAAGGCCAAGAAATACGGCAAAACCTTCGCCAATGCAACCCCAGCGCGTTTTCCGAACCATGAAATTAGAAGTGATGATAACATAGCGACCTCTACGGACGTGCTGGTGGTTGGTTGGCGGGGTGCAGTGCAGCCAGCGCGGCCACAGGGCGTCCGCCTGCGGCCTTTATGGCCCGTTGGTGGGGCATAGGGGCGGGGCGGCTACTGCTGCGCATCTGGCGGCTCCTCTGGCTTCGCAAACTTGGTGTCATTCATTTGTGTCATGGTTGATGAACCGAAATAGCTGACGACAATGGTAGTGCATACTCCAAAGATAGTTCCAATCAAGAAACTCAGTTTCTCTACACGAGCCGCTCCTTCATCAGAACTCATGCCAGTTTGAAGCATGTATCCACCAAAGAGAATGATGAACCCAAAAGAGATCCACGCCATCCTCCGACGATTGCGAAAACGAATGTCATCTTTCTTTGTCATGCGACAGCTTCCACACCGATCTCAAGGGAAGCGAAGTCAGCTTCAACCCATGCGACAGCCGTGTTTGGGTTGTTCGCATATTCCCCGATAACAGGGACACTGAAATCAGGAGCGACAATTGATCCAGAGTCATAGTTGACAGAAGCTATACGAACGAATGGTTCTACATTCGCTGGTCCGGAAGCGCCTGCGGTTGCCCAGCATTGAACGAACACACCACGAATAGAGGTTGGAGAAGCAGGACCGGAATAAGCACTGACATTGAAGGAGACACGCTCAGTAGCTGTATCACTGGTTGCAGCCTTACCGTCACCGCGATCAATGACGTCTCCGAAAGCACCCGCCCAATCTGTCTCAGCGCCAACTGCATCAGGGACGAGTGTGGCGAGGCGAAGACCACGGGTGTCTTCATTCGCTACCATCATCTCACTGATATAGACATCATCACCTGCACCTTGTCCGATATCGTTAACATCCCATATCAGAGTGAAAGCGCCGACAGAAGTGACATGAGCGACAGATACAGTCGCTACTTGAACACCGTCGTGGTAAACAGTCAGAACATCGTTACCTCCGCTATCTGACTGCCAGTGAACGTCCACATCAGTTTGAACAGCAATCCCAGGAGAAGCAGTGGCACTCGCTTCTGTGTAAGAAGACCCATTGGTTGAGATACCATATTCGGTTGTCCCATTGGTGATGTCTGCTCTTGCGACAGCGATACCATTGGCGTCCACCAATGTCCACCAATGACCATCGGCGTTTGTGTTGTGAGTACCATTGAAGTATTGACGCCAGTGGATCCAGATATCTGTTTGGGCAGATCCCCAGCTTATAGCACCGGCTTGGTTGTTCGGAAATTGAACTGCACGATCTGTGTAGTCCGTATCATGAAACGTCGCTGTGAAATTGTCGATCCCACCAGCGAAATCAGAGGCACGAGTATAAAATCCAAGAAAGGCCATATCAGGGCTCCAGTACGATATGAGCGGCTGTCTGTGAGACTGCCACTGCGTCAGAAACGCGATTGAGAAGAACTTGTGTGAGGAGGGCTTGCGATGAAACCCCATTGACTATGCGACCTGAGGGAAGAAAGGCTCTTACACTATTGACAGCAACTCCGGTCAGATCTTCTCCCGCTGGATTAACAGTTCTCCTTACTTCACCAGAAGAGAGATTACCGTTTCCAGTTTCAGCATAAGCTGATGTCCAGGATGAACCATCATCAGAGAATTGAAGAAAGAACTCTGAGAAAGCTTCATCGTGATCTGGTGTTAATGGAGCAGTGATTTCGACGCTACCAACTTTCACAGGAACTGCAAAATCAACTTGGAACCAGTTAGCTGGAGGATTGTTAAATCCACGCCACCTGTTTGCTGGATCTTTATTGTAAGCGTACTCTTTGTCATAGAAAGTATCGTCAACTTGAACTGTAGTAACGATATCTCCATTGTAAGGAAGCATGTTCGCGCCATCATTCGTATAGCGAAAGAACTTGATCTCCTGAGCGCCTGAATAGAAAGGATCTCCAGAATTGGAGATAAGCAGAAGTCTCCAATATCTATGCGGAAGATCAGCGCCGACTACAGGACCACCGCCTGATCCACCGCCTCCAGCTATGATACCCATCAAGATCATGCGCGTTCACCAACAAGGGTTGCAGTAGTTCCTGAAATGAATTTCACCGACTGAACTGAAAATTGACCACCGCTGTTCAAGAGAGCACCGCTTGAGTTCAGTGTGAAACCTCCACCAGCCATAAAGGTGACAACACCAGAGCCATTCTGTTCAAATGTAATTTCATCACCAGCTGAGAAGATACCGGTATTGAGAGTACAAGTGATGGCAGCGGCATTTGTGAATTGGATCCACTTGCCAACATCGCCAATGGCCAAAACACGAGCAGTTGTCGCATCTACTATGATGCTGGAACCAATCTCGGCTATTTGTCGGGTTGTTAGACCACGAGAGTTTGCACCCTGTAGTCCATGAACAATCTCTGTTCCATCTGGTTTGGCGGCGACAGTGAGCGCCGAGAGTGCTTTATCAGCCATTATGCTTCGTCTCCTGAGAGTTCAATTACGTCTGTTCCACTTTGGGCATCCCCTGACAGCAGGACCCTATCTGTTCCACTCTGCATGTCACCTGACAAGAGCAGTTTGTTAGCGATGATTTCGAATGTCAGCATAGCGTAACCAGAGGAAACACGCAAGTCTCCAACGGTGCGACGTGCAAACACTCTGATCTCACCATCTGAGGTTGGTCCAGGATAATTAGCAGCCAGTGGAAGAACATGCGGAGATGTAACACCGAGAGCAGTAAGTCCTGGAACAGCTACTCCGTTTTTAGTTACATAGACATCATAAGTCTCTGCTTGATCAGGTACTTGTGAAGCATCCAATTCAATAGCTACATCATTCTCTTCCCGGTTACTGGAAACCCAAGTGAGAGTTGCATCAACTGCGTCGACTGTGAATGTTCGTGATCCATCGTACTGCAAATTGCGAGGACGTAGAGGACGATTAGCGATGTCGTCATTCAGAACTTCATTCAACTCAATGATATCATCGACACTTTGAACAATAGCGCCGACTCTATCAAGAGGAGTGAAGTAGACTGTTCCACCCTCAGCAATAATGAGATTACCATTGGTGATCATGTCAAAGTTAAATTCCCAGACCTTGGTGCCAATGGCGTGTGTCTTGGGTGTTGTTCCGAACAGACCACGATAGACATTCTCAATAGTCCATTGATTGCTGCCGTTGTCAGTAGCTGATGTATAGCCGAGCCACTCACCATCCATATACAGCAGACCAGCATCAGCAGATCTGATATCTGGAAGTGAAGGTGATACAGAGAAACCTTTCCAGTTAACTTGTTCAACCGAAAGACCAGTGGTAGTATCTTGACCAGTAAGTTCACCTTCACTCTTATGATATTCAGTATCCAACTGACCTGCACCAAGATACAGAGCATTTTCTGGTTCATAAGATGGAGAAGCATCTCCAGGTGTGTCTGAACCTGCTACGGTGTAAGACTCTGAAACACTGGAAGGCTGCTTCGCAAATACAATTGGAGTGACTTCACCATCAACGAGCGGGAACTCAATCGCACGAGACAGAACGTATGGTGCCTCTAGTGCTTCTGTCAGAACGATGTTAGTGGGTCTTGTGACAGGTGCAACCCAAGAGGAGCCAGTCGGTGCAGCGAATACTGTCTGGTTCAGCGCAAAGCTATCTTGCAGACACTTGACCACAATGCGCCCATCAAGCAATTCACCGAGATCAAATTCTTGGACACGTAGAACAAGGTTCGTGAAACCATATTCAGGCCAGTCCATCTTGAACACTGATCCAGGACGCAGGACAGAGGCGTTACGGTTCATCTCAAGAGTAATGCGGAACAGAGGAATGGAAAGCTGCGCTCGTTCACGAGAAGCGATATCGTTTGCCAGATCAGGATCATAAACAAAAGGCATGGAAAGCGTAGTTGATCGGAGACGACCAATAGTTGCGACAGTTGCCAAATCTTGTGAAATAGCGACTGCGTTACTTTCTTTGTCTCGCTGAGGGAAGCTGATCTTCACTTGAGCCATGACCTCATCCCAACCGGAACGAGCGAACTCTTTCACTTTGACGATATCGTTAGCGTCAAACAATGGGAGATCATCCACGTTATAGTCATCGCGGATAAGAATGAATTTGATCTTACCAGTTGCAGGATCTTGATAAGCAACCCCATCAACTTGACGCAAGATCTCAGTAATCAAACCTTTACCATTTGTCTCAGCGGTGACCAACACAGAGCAACCATTACCCTCTGTGTAGAGTGTCTCACCCATAGCCTGCAAAGCTGGTACGTCGATCTCCAATGTGCTGATACCCATGCCGCGCCATGTATCGGTCATGATCTGGAAGATAGCTTCGGCTGGGTTCATATCCTCGCCGATCTTACCTGCACCAGTCAGACCAAGTCCATTGGTGTAGCTTTCCAAAACAAATGCGATCTTCCTAAGCTGTGCGCTTTCACCAAGCCAGAGGTTCGCGTAAAGGTGAGCGGTGCCCAAGTAAGCAGGAACATTCCCTACTCCGACGTGTCCCTCGAGAGCAGCGTTAACAGGCTGTTGAGCAAGATCAAGTGATCCAGGATAATAGGTGCCATTGATAGAGAAGCCACCACCTGATTTATAGCCTCCAAAGAAAGAACTGTCGCTGGCAGATATCGCAGTCACGGAGGTAGCGTTTGTCGTACCAGTCCAGAACTCTTTGTCATCAACGTAGATAGCTGTCATCACCGTTTCTGGACCCATTGCTAGGGCGAGATCGATTGACAAGTAGTAGTTATGACCAACGACTATAGTCTTCTTTTTGAAGAGGCTGACTTTGATACGCTCAGTGATAGCGACTGAACTGAAATTTCCCCACCAAGTTGTGTTCGGCGATTCCATGCGAACTTTACCAAGAACCAATGGAATTGGAGCATCCTCAGTTGCTCGAGGAAAAGTTTCAGGATTGAGTTGATCTGGTCGAGCGTTCTCAATGTTCGGCTCAGGAGCCAGCAAGGCTGTGAGAACGAACGAGACGACGAATAGTGCTAGGGTAAACCAAATCATGTGATTGTGCTCGTGAATGGATTGCGATCCGGAACCAGTGGAAATCCACCGAACCTCGGCACATTGTTAAATCTGTTTTTGCAGTGTCCTTGAAGTGCGTGATCACAGCCTTTCCGCAGAGTAACAGAGTCTCCATTCTGCAAGTTTGAAAAAGCATAGCTGACTTGAATTGCTGTTCCCACATTGCTGATTATCATTCTCGCTTCACCACCTGGAGCAATCATGATGCCAGCGGCTCCTTCACCATCAGTCCAAGGTAAATCAGCAATATTGAGATTGAAACCATTGAAGCTATCAACAGTTGTGATATGCTGATGCAGAGCCGGATCTACGCCGCATTGAGTGCTGTAGAGAACATGGTTGCATGGACCCTGAAAGCGTGGGGTTGGTGTGTTACCTTCCAGAACAAAACTGAACGTCGCAGGAACACGCAGCTTGGCCGTGCGACCCGTCACAGATACACCTGTCACCCTGCCTGACCAAAGCAGAACAGTGTCGTCATAGTCCTGCTGGTGCGCTCTGATGAGTTCCATAGTCAGGTTTGGTGGTGCGCTTTCATAAGCGTATTCTTGAACCAGAGGATGGTCAAAAGGCAACGTGATTTCGAGAGCGCGTTCACCGCCATTCTCTTGGGTTCCCACATTCAATTTATTCCGAGATATCGGAGCCAGATCAAACAGTTGCCCATTAGAAGTGACAGGTTCTGCAAAGCTGGTCAATCTGTACGTGTTAAAGGTTCCAGTGAACCGATACAGTTCAACAGGCTTTGCGGTGTCTGCGCCAGTCTCGTTATCAATATAAGCCATTTATTCATCCGTTGAGGTGATGCCAAAGCTGACCTCACTATAGTTCGCAAAGTGCTGCCATGCAATAGCATCACTGGCTCGACAGCGCATCAAGAAAGAAATCCTGACTATCTGGTCTTGATATTCAGGTCCAGAAGGAATAGCTGGTGTGAAACCGAGGTTGGCAGTTCCGTCACCAAGAGCAGTCGCAGTTGTAACTTCATGCTGAGTTCTCAGCTGGAAGCCACTATTCGCATCTCCATAAGCGATCTCAATATGTTTCCAAGTATTGAAGGTGTGGAACAGATTTACATAATCTCCTTCGTTGACAATAAACTGAGAAGCACCATCCGGAATAGTCTGCGAGGACTCCAGAGTGAGATCTTCAAAGTATGTTGACAAGAGGAATGTTCCGTGGGCACCACGAACAGTTTCAAATAGAGAACGCCAGTAATCCATTTCATCAGGATCACTTACACGTTGAATGACAAAGGTTCTATTTCCCTTTACCCTTGGGTGGAGATGACTACTGTTCAAATCTCTCTGACCAGTGCTGTTGTCAATGATTTCACGCTCAAATTCAAAATTCTCTTCTGCGCCACTTCTCGGCCTACGATCAAGCAGCGGGATAGTTCCAAGAGTATCAATTGTGCGAGTTGCTCCTGGACGTAGCAATGCAGGTTCTTGAAAAGATGATGCTCTGATAGCCAGAGTACCCGAGATATTGTCCATACGAATGCCAGAGTTATTGTCAATGACACATGTCAAAGCAGGCATGACAACCCAAGTGGGGCCGGAGATCTCCTCGCCAACGGCTGAATTGAGAATGGCACCGTCAGCTTCAATTGTGTTGACTACACCAAGACTGGACTGTTCTGTGGCTGTATTCACGACTGCAAGGAATTGACCTACTCGAACATTTGATCGAGCAGGATCGAAGAAGATTTTGGATCCGCCAACTGATGTCGTACCTGTGGTCGGAGTTGAATATTGATACATCGGCACCAAAGCCTGAACAGTGATGTTCTTCTGCAGAAGATTATACTGCTCACGACGTTGTCGTTCATTGATGATCTCAACTTTGAATTCTTGATCAATTCGAGGATAGCGACGCAATGATGCTCTCTGTTCTGAGCCATCGTAGGCTGTGATAATATCAGTCAAGAAATTCCAACGCTCTGTGACTGGTACATCAGGAATGAGATTGAAAGTAGAAGAGATAGCGGCAACCACACGAAGAACACCATCCACGTTGGGATAGTCAAATACGACTGTTGCATCCACTGTGGGTTCACCAGCGCCGATCTGCAGATTAGTTTCCAAAAACTGACTATCCTTAATGATGTCAGTTGGAACCAGATCAAATGTAAGAACAGATGATCCTGAAACATTGATACTAGTCAATGCTTGCGGTGAAGTATAGGTGTTCCAAAGTCTGAAAGGAATATCAGAATTAAGCTGAGGATTTGTCAGCTGAAGAACTGGTGGGATAACCCAAAGACGGAGCCAGAAGTCACCCCATTGACCTCCGGAGACCGCACCTGAACCACTGCCCCAATTCTCAGTGAATTCTCCAGCTTTATCCCCAGCCAAGATTTCACCGATAGGAGCAATTCCTTCAGCCACGTCAAGACCAGTTGTAGCTTCCTGCCTTGGAACTACTGCTGTCCGATAGGGAATAGACTCTGGAGTACCTCCGGATACTGCTGGAAGTCCACCCACTGAGCCTTCATGAATAAAAGACATTAGACAACTCGCTTATGGGCGAACCCTGCGTAGCCGGAACCGACATGGTTAGCTGAATGGAGGAGACTCTCTTCACCAAGTCTGAGCATCGGCCACAAATTCCAATTCTCGGCTGAATAAGTCACTGTATCACCAGCGGCGTAAGTTCGCAGATTGCAAGAACGAATATTCGGAAAGTCTCCCAGATACATGATCAGACCAGTTGATGTTCCGTTCTGGGCAAGCCAAAAGCCCAAGGGAGACATCGTGATCGCACCAGAATAAGGCTGAGGAGTGAAGAAACAAGCACCAGTCGCCGGACCCCAAGCCAATTGCTCTGTTCGTCTACCAGAAGAATTCATGGTAGAAACCGATGAGTTATGAACAGATAGTGTGTCCATGGCAGTATGTGGATCCAGCACTGTGTCAACGGCTGGCCAGCCAACAAACACAGGAGAGATAGTTCCATCAATAATCCAGCAGCTTGGATTAGTGTAATTGTAATCTGACCAGTTGTAACGAAGTTCTCCTGTGAAACCGTGAGCAGTTGAACCGAAAAGACCTCCATTCCAGTCTCTTGAAGAGTTACCAGTTGCGGTGTTCAATTCAGAATATGCTCTCTTGGCATGGCAAGTCGCATAAACGACAGCCGTGTGACCCATGCCTTTCTTGTCAAGTTCTCCAAAGCCGAAGTGCATATAGCAGTCACCGTTGACGCCGTTGGAGAAATTGACCACAACATGGATATAATCACACAGAGAAGGATCTGAGTAAATAGTCCATGATGTGAAAGTGTATTCCATGTTTGGGCAATGGGCGGCTGTGCCGAGAGCAGCGTTCGCGGTAGCATTTGCGCCAGAGGTTCCGATACCGATACGCACATAGCGAGCAGTTTTGGTTGCTCCACCGAGAAGAGTGAAATCATTCTCTGATTGCGTGAAGGTAGTCCAATCAACTCCTCGAACATTACCTTTATTGATAGGCCATGTTCCACCAGTCGTTGTCCACCCATCAGTGATGGCGTGGGTCAAGATTGCACCCATCAACGCAACGTAGTCGCCGGATCCAGTTGAAACAGTCATGTTAATCCTCTCGAATGGCGAACCAGTTGCTATCGGCTCGGCGGTTCCTGTTGGGGAAGATCCGATAATCCTGACCGCCGATATTGATGATCTGCGTTGGTGTCAAACTACCAGCACCCGGAACAGAAAACAACCCATCCAATACTCCGATGTTTCCATAGGTTTCATGTTGGATCGTAGCGGGAATGAATGGAATATCATCCTGAGCAGTCTTGGAAATAAAGTTCCAGCCATTCGGAGGATTGTTGTCAGCGTAATCCCCGCCCCATTGGCTCGGCCAGTTTTCACGCTGAGTGTTCCCATTGTGCTTGGGCCAGATCCATGCTTCTGAAGGATACTGTGCTTCCAGATTTGAAGTAGCGTTTGAGACTCTGTTATAAGGATAGGTAAAGGTAGAGTCCCACAAACGAACAACAGAACCACTTTGACCAACTTCATCTGGAACTGAGAACCTCGCATTGAAGTCTGAGATACTGACACTGTCACCCTCATAAGAGGTTGTGAGAATGCTCAGTGGGAAAGGATAATCATCAGGAGTAGCGAAAGCTGAATGAAACCCGATATAAGTGCAGGCATAATCCTGAGAACCTGTTCTCGTCACAAGGATCATGCGTTTGGAGTTGGTGTAGAACCAATAATCAATCTCACCCGATCCCATCAAATGAGCTCGTTTAAGATTACTTGTTCCGATTTGCTGGTTCCAGATTGGTTTCAGAACATCATGTTCAACAGCGAAATCCCATTCAATCCAAGAAATGGAACTGGAAGTACGACTGTGACCACGGGCATGAAGATAAACTCGGCGAGTAGCGTCATATCCATCACCCTGCCAGACCCAATGATCTTCATTCATATGTCGACGCCAGCTAGACGTCAAGTTGCCATTGTTATCTTCATCTTCAAAACGACCTGAGCGGCGAGGCTCTGTAGCAGATTGATGTTCACTGAAGAGAGTACCGTCACCGAATGAGAAGGTCTTGGTCTCAGCAGCAACCCATGATTGAGCATTCCACTCAGCCATAGTGGTCCAAGTCACATCATCATTGGACCACTGAATTGCGAAGTCGCGAGGCGCTTCGTTGTCATCAATTGCAGTATAATCAAACTCGCGAATTGTGATAGGAGAACCATGATCATACTTGATCCACCAAGGTTGATCATCAATGTCTGCAGAACGAATAGCGGCTCCACCAGTGTCGAGATTTGCCAGTGTTCCAGACTGAACTGATGAACAGGTGTAAGTCCCTGTTGTGGAAACCACAGCGCCGCCGAGTACGGTCTTCAAGGCGAACAGATCACATTCACGATAATCTTCACCAGTGGACTCAATCTCCCATACTAGAATTCTCCAGTATCGCGCTGCCTTGGGCGAGGCAACAGCCATATCAGTTTCACCGCGAAGCTTTGTCCAGCTATTGGCCACCAGATGCGTGTTCATCGCATCCAGAAGCTTTGTCACTGTTTGAACGGTTCCAGAAGTAAAGGGCATTATCCACCTACCAGTTGACGAACGGTTGAAGCGTTGCGTGACAGAATGTTGATCACGACTGTTTCACCATCGGCGTTATCAAAAGCATTGGTAATATCACTAGGTGAGAGCACCGCCGCTACGTTTACAGGCGGAGACTGAACAACGGTCTGACCGCCACCTTGTCCCTGCATGTTGTTTCTTTGGGCTTGTTGTTGCCCAGGAGTGAGAATATCCACACGCTCGTCTGGACGTTTTGCGAACTGAACGATCTGACTATCAGTTGATCCCGGTCCAGTTGGATTGATTGATCCGCCGCCTGCGAAGCCGAGACCACTGCTCGGACCAATGCTACCGCCACCTGCGAACCCGCCGAACAGGCCACCGAGAGCCTTGAGAATGAGTTGCTTGGCGATCAGTTTAGTGATCTGCGCAAACAGGTCGAAGAAGAACTCACGAACGTTGAGTTTACCAGTCTTAGCGAATTCTACAATTGCGTCCGCTGCACTATCGGCTGCGCCGACAACGATATCACCAAGGGCAGACCCTAGTTCTTGTGCGCTCATGATTGCGCTATTGATAGACGCTCGGAACCCGCCGAACATTGTACCAGAAGCTTCGTCTGCTGCGACCTGCATTTCACGAATTGCTGTGGTATAGTCTTCGATACCAATGCGACCCTGATCAAACAGAGCGTTGAGTGCTTCTTGCTGTTCCTTGATCTCTTCACGAGGACCAATGATGCTTTGCAAGACATCTGCTTGAACTTCTGCGGCGCGAACAGCTTCCAGTGTGGCTGTCGCAAGTTCTCTTTCACTGTCAGTCAGGCTACGCTTGAGTTCTTTCTCAATTCCAAGGAGACCTTCTTGAATACGACGCTCTTTGTTAGAGAGGCGCAGCAATTCGATTTCTTGGTTCATTCCAGCGATGATACTGGCGAAATCCGCCTGCTGAGCACCGCCACCGCGTCCGCCTCCAGTATTTCCTCCGCTTCCAGGGGGAGCCGTGCGGGGTGGAACATTGTCAATCGTGCTTTGTGCATCAAGCGCCGCTTGTGCCGCAGCATCAATGTTTTCACGAGCACGATTTGTGATAGCTGTACCGATCGGCTCCAGAGCAGAACCAATTGCACCGACTGTGTTCTCGAGGTTGGTTGCTTCAAAGGTGCTGGTGAATGCGTCACCAAATGCGTCTGCTGCTGCGGCTCCTGCTCCAGCATATTCACTTTCAAAGCGACTTAGTGCGATATCACCAATTTCACCAATCTGACCTGAGAACCCAAAGAGTTCTGCTGCCTTGTCACCTCCAACAAACGATACCAGAGCGTTGATGGCTCTGATAACTTTGTTGATCGCTTCAATCGCCCCATTGGCAAATGCTTCAAAGCCAGAGATCAGAGCGTTAGCCAGAGAAGTCGCGGCGGCTGCTGCGGCCTGAGGCAGAGTTGGGAACACAGCCACGATACCGGCGATTGCTGAGATTGCAACTCTCGGGAAGAAGGTGAATGTATCGAACACCACATTGGCCACAAACTTCATGACGGTTCCAACTTCATCACTGAGACTTGCGAAGAAGCCAATGACTGAAGAGATAGCCCCGCCAATCTGTTCTCTCAAGAAAGTGGCCACTGGAGCAATTGCTTCCATCATCAATTGGAATGCTGCGACCACGAAGTCCCTGAGACCAACCACGCCATCTGCTGTCACCTTAATCTCGTTGCCCCACAGAACGAATGCTGTCACGACTGCGCCGACCGCAATGGCGATGAGACCAAGCGGACCGATAAATGCGGCCAAACTGCCGAGAGAAGCGCCGACACGGCCAATTGCGCCAGCCAGCGTTGGAAATAGGGCGGTAAGCCGTGCCGTTGTGGCCCCCTGCGCTGCCTGTGCTGCGGCTAGGCGGCTATTAGCGGCGGCTGCGCTGGTGGTGGCTGCGGTTTGCGCTGCCCTTGCTCCAGCAAGCCTCCCAGCGGTCGCAAGTTCAGCGTTTTCCACAATTGAAAGCTGTTGTGTCACACGTGACAGATTTGCTTTCGCAGCAGATAGGGAAACGAACTGTCCAGTAGCGATATTCCGAGCGCGACCATTAGCCACAGTGAACTGAGTATCCAGAACAGTCTGTTGCAACTGAGCCTTTTGAACACCGATCAGAGCGAGACGTTGCTGGAGTTCTACCTGTCTTTGGGCATTAGCAGCGACTGCGATAGAATTGTTGCGAACAGAGGTTGTTGCTCTGATGTTTTCGATTTCCAGCAGACGGGTCGAAGCCAGAGCCGCGCCACGCAATCCTGCGATATAGTTGCCGATGCCAGTGATTGCTTTACCAACGAACGTTGCCGCCAGAGCGAGTGCGAGTGACCCAAGAGTACCGAGGATCAGTCCGATGTTCTCAGACAGAACAATGATCGCTTTGGCCAGCTTCGCCGAACCATCAGTTGCATCATCCAGACTATCTAGGAACTCGAGCCAGTTAGTATTCGCTACCGACAGGGCTTGACTGATTGTCGGGACAGTGTTCGCAAACAGTTGATCGATCTCAGCTTCCGCGTTACGGAATGCTTCGAGAATGGTTTCTGCTGAGATCTTACCGTCAGCCCCAAGTTCACGCAATTCACCACGAGTTACACCGAGGCTCTTCGCGATAACATCAGCAACGAATGGCAACTGTTCCAGAACGGATCGAAGTTCATCACCTCTAAGTGTGTTAGATGCCATACCTTGTCCAAGCTGGATCAAGGCAGCGTGTGCCTCTCGAGATGACGCACCAGAGATGATGGTTGCTTTGGAGAGGCTTTCAGTGAACCGAAGAGTTTCAGCCTGCGAGATGCCGAGTTCTCGGACCGAAAGTGCAGTCCTGCTATAGATATCAGCGACAGCTTCAAAGCCTGTGCGGCTATCCCTTGCAACCTGGAACAAACGGGTCTGAACTTCTTCAAGGTTTTGCGCACTGGATGCAGTCAGACGAAGACGGTTCTCATAGTTTGTTAGTGTATCAAGCTGGCGTGTGAGCGCACGAAGGATCCCTGCTCCGCCCAAGACGAAGAGAGCACGTTGCATCAGGAAGATGCCGCGAGTAGCGTTGTTCGCCGCTACACCGATTTCGTCGATCCTGCGCTTGATTACTCTCGCACCAGTTTCCCGAAATCTGATATCAACGTTTTCTGTAACCATTAGCGACTAAACACCCTAAATCCAGCAAGTTCCGCCTTTGCTTCAAGCAGAGCGGTTTGAACGAACCCTGCTGGAGCCTGACCTGAATAGCCTGAGTTGAGCCGTCCGATATAGGGGACAGCATTGCTGATATAGATTGCAGTCGTCAAACCACTAGAGGTTCCACGAACAGAGTTGATGCGAGCGCGACCCGCATTGATAGCGGCAGCGGCGTTTGCAGTCTCACCAATACCGAGTTTCTTTCCAGGAGCATAAGCACCAATGACGGAGCGAGTTGGAGCGCCGAGACCGACACGCCAGTTAGAGCGAGCGACACCTTTATCAACAGGTGTGTTCCGGACAAGACTCTTCAAGGCACGTACAGAGACTGCCTTAACGACACGAGTGGCGGAGTTCTCAACCTGAGTACCCCGCCGCCTGATGTTCCTAGAGAATTGTGCCAGAGTAGCCATTCACTCACTTCTTCCCGATTTGTTTAAGATACGCTAAGTCCATATCCCTTATGTGTGAGTGCATGGCTTCGGTTTGATCTTCGTCATAACCACGCTTCTCGCAATATTCCTGTACTGTTCCCCACCATATCGGACCCGCTGCCATCCCCATTTGCCTTGAGGCGATAAGGTCCATGAACCCGATGTAGTATAGTTCAAGGCCCGGAAGAAGGCTAGGGGCATTGGCTATCTTTTCAGGCAGATCCCAACCAGTCCTAACGCACTGCTCAATGATCGCTTGTTCTGACGGTCCCTGAACTAACTGGTAGGACAGGAACTCTACGAGTTTTTTCCCTCTTCCTCCATTTCCCCCTTGCGGAAATTTGCGAGCGATGCGGCCTGCTCTTGCAGATCCATGAACAAACGGGGCAGGTTGAGAAGAGCCTGTTCCACGTTGGTTTCATTGAAAGGCAAGATCTTTCCATCGCGACCTTCAATGCCGACCTTCATGGCTTTCTTGTCACCTTCGCCCTGCATGGTTTCCCACGACAGGATAATCGTCTTGGCGTAGATGTCAGCCATCAGAGCCTGCGAACGTTCGTTGCTCAGAGCACCGGACTCAAGAGCGCGGCGCACAGGCTTGAGTTTCTTCTCAGCATAGCGAACATAGTTCTTGTTGCCCTGACCAGCAGAGGCAAGCAGAACGCGGAAGTCACCGTAATCAAGCCAGACGCCATTGGCCTCAAGTTCTTGATCGGTTTCAAAGGTGTCGTACATTCCCATTTTCATATTTCCTTCTTGGGTTATTTTGAGGACGCCCCATTACAGGACGCCCTCGGGGGAGGTTATCTTACGCTGCGTTCGGCAGGTAATTGAAGTAAGTCAGCAACATGGTATGGTTGAGAGCCGCTGCGACGTCCTCACCAGAAGCCATGTCAGTTGCCAGAGGCAGGGTGATCGGTTGGTCAACCTCAATGTTCAGACGGCCATCGCCGAGTGAGATGAGCGGGAAGTCAAAGATGACACCCTGATTGTCCCGAACGAAGCCCATATCCAGCGTGACGTCGGAGTTGTTGCGAACCGCCTGAACCGCTGTAACATTGGAGAAGTAAGCGGTGAGGTTGCCTGAGACAGTGAACGTACCAGCAGTCACATCGAATGCACCGAGAACACCGACCGCCTTGTTAGGCGTGACGTTGTTGTTGATACTGATAGTCGCTTCCGTGACGAAGGCGAACAGAGCGGCAGGAGCCGCGTCCACTTGCGATACTGTCGACAGCCGGATGCGGTTGACGTCAGACGAAGTGTTGTATTCCTTCGCAGTGAACGGAGCCAGAACGCTTGTCTGCTTGGGTCCAGTTGCCCCATCACGCTGAGCGTTGTCCGTGGCCACGAAAGTGACATCTGCATTCAGCAGATCAGCCGATGGAACATTCAGGGTGAATTCATTCGGAACCGCACCGATCAGGACTTCTGATTGGATCTGAGCAGGTGAGGCATCGTCGGGAGCGCCCAAGAGACGTTCAACATTGTACGAGCGACGCTTGATCAGCGAGCCGGTTTCGTTGCGGATGACATCACCGAAGAAGATACGAATATCGAGGCCAGTGCCAGCTTCCGTGATCATCGTTGCGTCAGACTTGTCGAACTCAAGTCGCTGCGCAGCAATCGAGCGAACCCGCTTGAAACCGTTGTTCGCAGCATTGGTGAAACGATTGGAAGCATTGTCGCCGCCGACAAACACCCATTGACCTTCGACCAGCCCGAGGGTGGTGAAGTCCAGAACGGTAGACGTCAGAGCAGGCAGGGTGCCAGCGTTGTCGACTTCAATGTCTGCTGTTGCGCCCTCATGGCCGACGTTGCGAATATTCGCACGGGCAGGAGGAGAAGCTTCCACGACTGTGGCTGCAACTGCGACCGAAGTGTCAGCGACGATTGCTGTCACGACTTGCAGAGCGTTGTTGCCAGCGTTGGTGAAATCCTGACCTTTGATCAAGGTGCCGACCAAGAAGCCTGTGGTCGAAGCAACTTCAAACACGGAGCCAGTGACAGCAGTCGGTTCTTCGTAGCCCTTTTCACGGGTATCAGCAAACATGATGCCTTGCATCAGATTGGACAGGTTGGAGAACGTGAAGTTCTGATTGATCCCGCCAGATGCGTTCAGGTCAGTCGTAACACCTTTGCGGCGCTGACGAGAAGGGTTGATCGGGTTTGGAGCCACGGTAACGATTTCACCGCCGAAGTCGTTGTAGCTGTTCGGTGCGAGGGAGTGCCAGACAGGAGTACCCGCTTGACCATTCTCGCCTGGAAGACTACCAAGAACGGCTTCCTCGGCAAACGCGAGGCCCGTGATATTGGAGTCGATCTTATTGACCTGTGCCATTTAAGGCCTCCTTACTTTGTTTCGTTATACTCAAAATCAATGAGCACGTTGGTTTGATAGAATTGGCTCTCTCGACCGATTTCTTGCATACGGACATTTCTGAACCATACGCCATTTTCCGATGTCTGACCCTCATATGCGTCGGCCACCACTTTAGCCAATGCGTAAGACTCTGACAAGCCATTTCCGGTTGGAGTGAATATTGATGCGATGGCTGTTCCGGTTCGCACGAAGTTGCGATTTCCAATTCCACCGAGGTTATCTTGCTGTCCCGCAGCGTGTCTGATAACAAACACTCCCCAAGGATCATCCGAGGTATCACGCTGATCACGCACGTTGTCCCAATGCAGATCGTAACCTGTTGGATCCCATGTGTCTTTCATCATTTTGTTGATGTCATCAACTGCTTGTGCGAATGTCAGGCTCATCGGCGGATCCCCACAAATCCAAGCAATTGAATGTCTGCTGGTTTCAGGATTTGCAGGCCAATGATGCCGAACGTTTCCGCTCCATCAATGACGTGAGTGAAAGTACGAATGTCTTGTGTCCCAGGAAAGAAGATACCAATATAGTCAGAGAACGTGATGAGATCATCGAACTCCGTACCTTGCCCAAGAGCAGTAAGACCGAACTGACGAACCGTGTTCGGAGGGACGAAGACTGAGTTCGTGGTGAACTCTGTATTCGCTCCCACTTGGGCTCCCCACGGTTTATCAGGATCTGCCGCCACTTCTGACTTGCGAACAAAAGTAATCGACCGTCCGTTAGCGGTGATAAGGCGATCTGCCGTTGCTGCGAGTTTGACGTAGTCAACCATTAGCGGTAAACGCCTCCTTGACCAGACCCTTGAGTGATCTGGCGCATAAGTGCATCGGCCTTGGTTACAATGGGATACTTGGCACCGATAGCGCCGAGACCAGACCCTGAGTATTCAGTCTCAGTCTCGATCGGACCAACTTTCTCTTTCAGCAATTTGATGCCTGGACCATTTGACCTGTCATTGTCAAGGAACAAGTTGTTGGTCAGACTGTAGCGGAGATATTCAGCCGTGGCCCTCTTCAATTGAATGGGCAGCGCGACTGGATCAACGATGAAATAATCTGTTGGGAAGCAGAGAGCCTGATCCTCTGAGATCGGGAGTCCAGGAGCAGCTTTGCCCCAGCGGAGGTCGATGTATTCGGTGGCGAGGCGCAGCTTTGGCTCTGTGGTGGCCTCATCAGGCGTACCAGCGTCAGCCGTGGTCGTGACACCACGGTCAGCCCAATAGGCGACATATTCTACATAGGAAAGGTAAGACTCTGCGGTGGCGAGGCCTGTTGCGTCTTCTACGATGATCGCCATAGTGGTTTATCCTTAAGAGGCTGCAATTCGCGCCAGTCGCTTCTTACGAGCATAGTAAAGCGCAGCGGCCAGTTTACGAGACTTCTTTCTGCGCTTTACCATTTTTCTTATCCCATCTTCGGACGAGTTTTCTTCTCGCCCTTTTTCGCTTCGTCGAGTGGCGACAGCGGAGGCTGATCCATCAGCAAAGCACGGTTCCGCTGAAAAGCTTCTGCGCGAGAGGCACGGGCTTCGTTGGACTTCTTGATGACGTCCATGATGCCGCGTTGGTTGGCCTGCTTGTCTTGACGCTCGAGCATCAGACGGTTGGTGACCTCGGTCAGTTTCGCACCGCGCCGTTCGTGTTCAGCTTCAACCTCGGCCTTGGCTTTCACGATCTCGTCGTAGGCCTCTTGGGCTTCAACGATTTCAGGGTGTTTGTAACCCATCGTGTTTTCTTCGACTTCGGCCTCACCAGTATCTTCCTCGTCCTCAGCAGACAGGTCGGTGTTGGTGCGAGAGAATTCCGGAGCGGCGTCGATGATCTCGGCGCGTTTCAGGTCTTCCAGTTCAGCGAGTTCAGCAACTGCGTCCACCTTGGGCGCACCGTCACCAGTCCACTGTTCATCGTCCATGGCATCCATCATGCCGAGTGCTTCGAGAATTTTGTCCTTGCGATCATCCATGATATGTTCCTTATGGAGTATCAACTTCGGCCGCAACAGTGACAGCCTTGTTGGTGTGAAGAGCGGCCCACACTGCATCCTCGTCAGCGTACTGAGTGAGAGTGCTTGCGCGTTCTGCTACGAAATCGGAAATCAACGGCTGTCGCTTGACACGGGCGAGTGCTCGGTGTGAAAGATGCCGTAGACGTGGTGTACCTTGGCGAGCCATGATTACCTCCTAGCCCAAGAGTGAAAGGGAGCGACCAAAGCCGCTCCCCGCTAGGATTATGCTTCGCGAGAGATCAAGCGAGCGATTTTGATCTGCTTGCGTTCAGGGAACACACGCTGCCAGGAAGCAGCAGCAGACAGGACCGCGTTGCTCGGACCACCAGCAGGAGTCGCTCCAGCATACGCGTGACCCTTGGGGTGGAAGCCCCAGCGGACACGGTTGTAGAGGATCTCTTGACCAGCGCCGTTACCGGCTCCGGGCTGATTGTCGACCTCGGTCGGCTTGTCGGGCGAACCCTGTGCGAACACAATGGCACCCGCGCCGAAGACCCAGCTTTCGTAGATGGTGCCCGAGACAGGCAGGCCATCGTCAACGATAACTTCACGGCCCAGGAAGGTCGGAACGGTAACAGCGTTGCCATTCACGGAGTCCGGGATGAAGTCGATCAGGTTGTTCTTCAGCATACGCGCATAAACGACCGAGTGAACCATGATCATGGACAGATCTTCCATGCTGTCGCCCATTGTCAACGTGGTGTCGACGAAGGCTTCGGCAGAGAAGTCGGTCACACCAGCGACGTAACCACCGCCGGAGATGTCATTGGTCATGTCGTTCTGAACGTGCTCAGTACCAACAGGCGCAGCAGCGTTATCGGCGAAGATGCCGTTCACGACGCTTACGAAGCAGGCTTGCTGACGACGCACCCAATAGTCCGCAACGCGCGACTGAATAGCAGCGGCGGGGTCATCGCCCGACATCAGCTTGGCCAGCTTGGTTGCAGTCCAGGAGTTGTTGCGTTCCAGACGAACGGCGACCTCGGTGAAGGTGCCGATTTTGTTTGGAGTGGGATCGACCACACCACCAGTGAAGGTGTTGCGAACGCTCTCATCAGCGACGCGCTCGGCGTCATTGTCCAGGTCGTCATAGGTCGGCAGGTTGAAGGTAAGACCGCCACCATTCAGCTTGTCAGCCATGTCACTGTCAGAGACCACGGCACCAGAGCGGATGAGGCGAGATTTTTCTTCAGTTTCCTTGAGAGTGTAAGGAGTGAAGATTTCGGGGACGACGATGTCCGCGATTGAAGTATGTCCAGAGGCCATGGAGTGTGTCCTTTCCTAAGATGTTCATGGCTAGAAGATTGCTAGTCCCATGACCAGCCGAGGTTCGGAATGTCAGGCGCATCCCATGGAGGCGCATGACAAGTTGTTTACATCAAGTTGCAGAAGATTGCAACAGGTTATTTCTGCTGAGTGGCAGCGGGGCGTTCGCCACCGATGCTCGTACCAGCCGCAGTTGCGAGTTGAGTAGCCAGTTCGCGATCGGTGCGAATAAGCTGACCCTGCTCGGTCACGTTCCAGCTATCACCCGAGAAGGGGTTCTTGCCGCCGTTGACACCGTCGAGACCACCACCAGCGCCACCGCCAGTTGATTTCGGCCACCAGTGAGGACGCAGCTTCTGCATCTCTTTCATGAACTGGTTCACATCTGCTCCAGGCGTCACGCCTTCTGCATCAGCTTTCACAATCCACTTGCCAGTGGTTTCGTCTTTCTCGAGGTAGTTCGCGGCCACCAGTTCGACGTCTGCGATTGCAGTGCCGTGAACCTTCATCTCAGCAGCGATCTTGCGAACCGCTTCGTTACGAGAGCCGGTCGAGATAGTCCCGGTCAGCTTGTCGTTGTCAGCGGCCAGAGTGGTGTTGGTTTCAGTCAATTCATCGATCTTGCGCTGGAGCGGAGCAGTCTGCTGCTTCAGACGACCTTCAACGATCTTGTTGATAGCCTCTTCGTCCAGCTTGCCGCCATTGGTGGCTTCCAGTTCGTCGATCCGATCGAGTTTCTCCTGGATCTCAGCTGCGTCCATGCCCTTGAAAGGCTTGAGGTCAGCTTTGGTCTTGGCGTGATCTTCACGCTCTTTGCGCAGACCTTCCTGAATGCGGTCGATGTCCGCTTGGGTTTTCATCCCGTTGACGCCAGTCAGAGTGGCCTTGCCATCGGTAATCGTATAAAGCTTCTCAAATCCCGCTGGGATCTTCGTAGCGTCGTCGTAAGTTAGTTCCAGTTCCATAACCGGTCTCCAGTATGTAGCGATCCATGCCGCTGGTTAACTGAGGGTCATCCCTCAGAGTAGAAAGGCACCTGCCAAGAAGCAGCCTGCGCCGAACATGATTGTGTAGAGTGGGTGTTCAAGCCACGCCTGCGATAGCCAGCTTTTGAAGCCGTTCCAGATATTCTTCATCACTTGTCTCCAGTCTTCGCTTTGTTGAGGGCGGACTTCTTATCGTCCGTGTCATCACCATCTTCGTTCTGGTCAGAGCCAGCCATATCCGGTTTCTCCGGGGTCTTGAACGGATGATCTTCTTCAGCTTCCAGCTTGGCCGCTTCTTGCTCTTCCTCGAAGGTAAGAGCAGTGACCTTACGCTTGCGAGCGAGATCATGCAGTGATTTAGCAGAGATCGGGAAGCCCAAGGTGCGAGCAGTTGCCATCTCGACCATAGTCTGACCCGTGAGCGGCATTTCACCAAACTCTTTGTTCGGTGTGACTTTAACTTCGTCTGGGTTCTCACCCATCCACCGAGCGCAGATCTTCAGGATATCTTCAAGCGCCATAGCGCCAGCGTCAGCGATTTGGTTCAGGTCTGCTGTGCGGCTGGCCACACGGATACGCATACTGTCACCGGACTCGCGCTCGCGGCTTGTGCTGTCCAGTGTCTGTGCGCCCATCGTACCAGCGCGGCTCTCCAGCTTGTTGATAGCCTCACGCTGTTCCTGGAGACCAGTGCTCTGAACGCCGACATACTTCGCATCTGCGCCGAGAGGCAGATCAATTCGGGCACCAGCGCCAGTTCGGACTTTATCGTCCTCCTCAAACGCTCCGCCGATCGTAACAAAGGTATCTTGGCCCTGCATGAACAAATTCTGGCGATAATCGGCATCTGCGCGATATAGCGTCAAACAAAGGTTGCTGAGATCCAAAAGGACTGGATCATCAGGTTCTGCAGTGACATCAACCGAATTTACGATCACAAACGGGATTTCATCCAATTGTCGCCCTTTATAGGCGGGTCGGATCAATCCTGTCTTCACAAAAGCAGTATCGCGGAACAATCCCTGCTGATAAGTGCCTTGTGGATCATTTTCGTCAACTTCGCCGATAATCAGGATGCGATGCTGCGTGGTGAGGTCCCACATGAAGTTATCTTTGCGAATATGGGTCGTTTCGTCCAAAATCACCATATTCAGTGCGTCTTGGGTCAAATCGGTGTTACCGACGTCCCAATTGATGATGCGCTCGGCTCCATAAAGCGCCAAAATCGGCTGATCAGGCCCATCTCCGGGTTCCAGCGGCAAATCGGCCATAATTCCGACCCTGCCGACCAAAAGTTGCTCCGCATTGATCCGACGCAGCAGATCTTCAAGTTTTTCGCCTTTGGATGAGCGAATATCCTTCATCGCTTCCGGCAATTCAATTTTCGGAGGCTGATTGTGCATCATGCCGACTGCCATCTGCACAGCTTCGCGCACAAAGTTGTGATAACGCGCTCTTTTCAGGTAAGCGTCGTAAGCAAGGACACCAATAGCGTTTGGATCGTTCCCACCGTAGCCATCAGTGATATGGCCAGACGTTGCGGGGAGATATTGCGTCGAACGAGCCTTAACTCGTTTCTCACCCTTGTACGTATCGCGCATCTGCTTCCAATCAGCAACATGCTCGGTATAAGCGGGGTGGTTTTGTGCGAGAGAGTCAGCCATGAAGAAGAACATACCTCCATCCAACGGGTTTGACAAGCATTTTGTGTCTCCCGAGTGTTAATGATTACCTGTCGTTGTTCCGGTGCTTCCGGTTTGCCCAACAGAGCGGATAAAATAGCGAACCTCGTCGGCGACGTGGTCTTCAGCCTCAGTATTGATGTCATCGGGGTTCTTTTCGTCCCGAGGAAGCACTGGCAAGGTCTCAATGAACGCCGTGCAGTTGGAGAAAACGAACAAAGCAGGCTTTTCACGAGGGAAAATCGCTATTACTTCGTTATTTTCGTCCAATTTCTTGTTCGGACCGGCGTTTCTGATGCGTTGTCGCACTTGGGTCCACCCTGTGACACGAGATCCAGGACGTTTATCGGCTGGGAGCCACTGAATTCCAGGATATTTGTTCCCATCATCCAGTCGGACCTTAACTTTCATGTCTGTCGCGATGCAATTTCCGTTTTCAGCGGCGAAAATCTGGCTATCAGCCACACCTGCTCTCACACGACACCAAGTTGTGCCGCGCTCACGCCATCCCCACTCCATTTCTCGCTGAACAATCCCTTCCGCAATCTCTGAGGCAAGGATATTCAGTCCTTCGTTCGGACGGTTATCATGGCAACCATACCATTCTTTGATACGGAACACGTCTCCTCGGATAGTGCTTCGCCATTCACCATTCCTTAACTGCACATCTTCCCCATTGCTGATAGCCCACCAGCCCACGGAGAAAGGCTTGGATGCTCCCCAGTCGAAACTCCTCGTAATCTTCCAATTGTGTGGAATATCAAATGGTAGGACCACATTATATTTAGGATCCCATACATCATCGAACATGCCGCCGGAGACGATATCCCAAGAGCCGTCCAGCCAAGCCTTCTTCTGGGCTTCGTTATCAGCTGACGCAGCGATCTTTTGCTTATACTCAGGGTCAGCTTCAAGCAAGATAAGGTTCTCGTCAATGTGCGACTTAATGCTCAGGCGGCTTGGCTCCTTGGCACCATCCTCGTCCATGATGTCTCGGCGAACAACCATGTTGAGGCTCTGCGGCTTGAAGCGGTTCTTCACCCAATTATGTCCCGGCCCAGAAGGGTTCGTGGTGGCTCGGCACATACGCGGCATCCCCTTCTGAGAGGAGCGACAGGTGGACATCATCTTCTTGTAGCCCTTGTCGTTGGCCCAATTGCAGAGTTCTTCCCATCCGATCCATGGGTATTCGTGACCGTGGTAGTTGTCATAGTCCGACTCTTTGGCGAACTGACGCAGGAGAAGCTGCTCACCAGTTGGCCAAGTCCACGTATGCTCTGAGTGGTTGAACTTCGCCTGTGGCCAAATCTGTGGGATCCACTTCTTGGTCTTCGAGATAACGTCTGTCAGCTGCTTGTAAGTCTGACGGAACAGGATGCCTTTCCACGCAGCGCCGTATCCCTTGTCTACGTGCATACAGAACGACATCAGGAGACAATCTGTCTTGCCACCACCACGGGTTCCCTCAAAGAGGACCTCGAAGATCGGGGTCGCAGCAAGGAAAGCCTCTTGGCTTCCCGGCATCGGCCTCCAGATTACATTCTTTGGATACTGCTTAGTCGCCATGGACTGTAGCCTTCTTGACCAAATCTTTAAGTTCCTGGAAATCCCGACCCAAGGAAGCGGCCCTCACTTGGGTCTCTTCACTGGTATCAGGATCCATAGCAATGTTCAACGCGACCTTTATGTTGCTATCGCAATTACGGACAATGAAGTCCGCTTGCTTGAAAGTCAGGTTCAACACCACGTCTGGAGGATTGTTACTCATTTCCCTAACCTATTCCATCGAGGTCGCACTGACAAGCCTCAAACTCTGGCGATTTGTCGTGTATCGCCATGTAATGCCAGTTCGGACAAAAATGAATTCCTGTTTTGCCTTGCTCTTTATAAAGCAGGGCTAGGCGAGCCTCATGATCTGAGTTCTCGCTCTGCGTGTTTGAAGGTAACGACAATCGGGCTGACCTCGCTGGATTGTTGTACGCATGGATCAACCTAACTATACTCTTTGAACTTACTTGTAAAGAACTTTGTTCAATGAGTTGTCGCTTGGTGACTGGGATATCGTAATGATCTCTATGGAACCAATGCTTCCCCAGTCCTATCTGTGCCGCCATCATGTGAAGATGACGTGGAGAGTATGGCAGGCAGACTAGGTGCCTCTTCAGATCCGTCACCAGATGCTGGATCGGTCTTGAAAGTTGTATCATTGAGGAACCTTATGTCTTCAATATTTATGGTTGCGAGTGTTTTCTTCGAATTTACATAGTAAGGCTGATAGTTTGCTGCTCCGACAAGATTACCATCGTTTCCCCAGCCCAAGCAGATGCAGCCTCCAGCGGGAGTAAGACCTACGACGATCCAGACACCGGGATACTTGCCTCCTGCTCGCTTGAAGACCTTTCCGACGAGATGTTCAAAAGCGGGCATCAGCCTTTACCTCTCAGGATTTTCTTCTCGACTTGCTTGCGCCTCTTCTTGGCTTCTTCGAGATAGTATTCCCGATCATTGATGTTCGAGCTCTGCATCGCATACTCCATGCGCTTTATGACGTCACATAGGGTGGCGATACAGCTTTCCAACTCAAAATGAGTGAGAGGCTTAGTAGTGTCGGACATGCCGAGCGACCTCCTGATTGAGCCAGTGAACAAGGTCCGGCGACACACTGACGATACTGTCATGAAACGTGTATCCATGCCAGTCCACACCTTGCATCCGCTCACGCATCTCACTTGGGCTTCTCATCACCTTGTGGAAGGTGCGTAACTCGCCGACCCTGACAATCCCCGTCATCAGGTTGATCTCGATATCACTGTCCTTGGAGATCTTTGTTCGGAACCGATACAGTTCGTCCTGGAGTATTTTGTGTGTCAGATAGAAGGTCACATGATTTAGCATTACATCATCCTCGGATCATTGCCGTCCCAATCGTGGTAGCGATAGCGGCCATTGCTGCGTTGAACGTGGATCGCCATGTGGTGCCACTCGGGAACCAGCTTGACCTCAATCGTGTCGTCTCCGATGTAAGAAGCCTCAGGTAGTGGCTCATGAATAACTTTCACCAAGAAGCATCCGCGGAACCACCAACACGCTTTGTCCACGTCATACCGACAATTGCTGTCCCACCAGAACGGGTTCATCTTCTGGAGCGTCATCCGCGTTTCCACACCAAGTTCGAGAACGTGGTCGCCGTTCTTCTCGTCCCAATCAATGTGTTCCAAGGCTTGGTTCCACAGATTGTTTACTTCTGTCGCTGGGTTCAAAAGCTGATCTCCTGTTGTTCCATGGCTCCCGCGTCCACACGTTCCGCCTTGCCTGTCCATTCATCCCACTTGTAGACATGCCCGTTGGACAAGACACACGTGAGGGTCGCTGGATACTCACCCATCCCTGCTCCACCGCTTGACGTGCGAGTGCGATAGGTCAGGGTTCTCCGGATGCCGCCCTCGTAGACTTCGCAAGGACACGACAGGGCATCTGCCTCAGAGTATGACATATTTTCGAGAAAGTAACTTTGTGTCATCAGGTTTCCTCTTCAAATCGTACCCAAGGGAGACGGGCGCGCACCACGGGTCTAAAAATCTCATGATGCTGTTTTCTGGTCAAATAAAGGTGCTCTGATCCACGGTCCCTTGTAGCACATCTGCATCCATGCTCTTCCTGTCTCATCAAGCGCCATCACGTAAATCCACTGTGTTTCTGTCTTGAATGTGGGCTCGCTCCATGTCTTCAACGAGTTTGTTTCCAAAATCATTCAGGGGCGGGTCTGCATTCTTCCTCCGATCATACATAGCGGCGAGTAAGACTTGGAACTGTGTCTTCGTCATGCGGACTATCATCTAGTTAGGATCCCTAATAGTATTCTGGCATTTATTTATTTTGGCACATAAGGTTTCGGGTGACAAGTTGTTTGTGTCTTTCTTGGATGGCTGAGGATTGCGTGTGAACTCCTGCTAGGCGGGGTCGCACGTAGCACACGTCCTCCTCTCCCCGTCGAGGGGGCCGGGTCTGTCCGGTCGGTGGTGAGGCCAGCCTTAGCCAGCCTCACCTGTGTTGCGTGTGTGGTTACTTGGTAGCCACGAGCCAGGACTGGTTCGTATTGGCCATCCATGTGGGCATATTGTGCGCTGCCCATCCACCGCGCGGCGGTGCCACGCTGCTCGCTGCTGCACCTGCTACCAGTGCGGCCTTGAACTGCGCCAGTGTAAAGCCCTTGGGGTGCTCCTTGGCCAGTGACACAGCCACGGCCTGCGCGTAAGCACGGTGCGTTCCGGGGCGCACGGGGGGCATGGTGCCTACCGTAAACAGGGGGGCTTGCGGGGCGGCTGCTTGTGCTGCCTTGCTGCCTGTGGCCTGCTTGGTGGTGGCCACGGTGCCGCTGCCTGTGGCGGCGGTTGCGGCTGGTGCCTTGCGCTTGGTTGCGGTAGGGGCTTTCTTGTTTGTTGCGGTAGCCATAATGTAGTTCCTTACTTTGGTTGTGGCCAGTGCGTTATTGCTTGGCCTACCCTTAACCTAATGCCGAGCGCGGCATATGTAAAGTAAAAAATGCACAAAACTCGTAAACAGTGTGTTTCCGTATTAGTGCATAATCCGCCTTAATCTTGCCACAATTCACCCCTATATTGGTTTCATAGCAAGAAAGGAAGGCTACCATGTTTAAACGCTTTTATAAGAAACCCGCCCTAGTGACCGTTGCCGCATACGTTGTGCGGGACAGCCGTACCAAACAGATTATTGCACGGGGCGATTATGCCAAGTGCATTGCATACCAGAACGCTTTTGGGCTTTGCTTTGTGGAGGCGGCATAATGGTGCGATTTGTATTGCTACTGACCCTTTGGAGCGCAGAGACGCCCGTGCCAGAGGTTTACGTTTTGGACCACGCTTTAACCGGAGAGGATTGCATTGAGCAATTGCTGGACAGCTATCAGCCGGACAGCATAGGGACCCTGAGTTGTGAAGTGGACCACGGATGGAAGGAGGGAGAGGAGTGATCCTCTTCTTTCCTGGAGACCGATCGTCTTCTTCTTCGTCCTGTAGATGCCTTCTTTCTCTTCTTCCTCTTCGGATAGATGGTGTCGGCGAAAATCCGTCGGGGATTATCAGTGTCGGCGAAAATGGAGCCATGATCCCAAGAGGAAAGCGAAGATCCTGCTGAGGGTGGAGAGGGATCACTCCCTCGCCGCCTCCCTCAATCCAAGCAGACTGGCGAACAGGATAACTCCCTGCTCCTTGGTCTGCGTCTCACTCACCAACTTTAACTCTTCACCAGCTGGAGTGAGGAAGGTAGTGTAGAGACCCTCGACAACGATCGAGAAGTCAGGGGTCTCATTCTCTGGCCACGCTTCGCCCATCGGCTGAATTGTGACCTCGTTCATGGTTCCGTCGTAGAACGCGTCAAATACATCCATCACAGAGACCTCCGGCCTTGTGGTATCACTTGGATGCGGCCTCCACGTGCGAGGAACTCTGCAGTGGCTTGCGCGACGAATGCGGACAGTTGTTTCTTGGTCATGGTTGGTAGCCTTTATATAATGTACCCTCAGAGTAGCATATGGCTCGGACCAAGACAAGTTCTATTTGTCGGCAAAAACAACTTTATTTCCAGTTATTTCCAATCATTTCCATCTCGGGTTATTTCCACGATCTCCGAGATCTACAGATATACGGAAGAAGATGAAGACGAAGATGGAGGACGATGAGGAAAGACACAGATCGACGGTCAATCGGACAACTCATGTCGGCGATTTTTGGAAACCGAGTCCTTCCCGGAGACCGAATCGGACAATCCTTGTCGGCGAAAATTAGCCCTCGTCGTTCTCTATGGTGAGAGGCCCAGGAGTGACATCCTTCGCTGCTCCAAAACGCTTCTCCCAATCGTCCACATCTTTGGTCTCGGCTGGCGCAATCATTACGCCGCCAGTGTGGTTGACTTTGACTTCCTGTTTATCTCGATATCCCTCGTCGTGCTTCTTCAGTTCCAACTCGATGAGGCGGATAGGATAGATTGTCTCTTCGGAGACGAGGTTGCCGTTGCGGTCGTAACTCTTCTTTGTCGTCCCGTTAAACAACAGGTTTTGATGGTGACCGATAAGCTTCTCTTGATACTCAGTCTCCTGCATTATCAGAGCCTCGGCAAAGTCTTCATCATCTTCGAGGTGCGCTCGGACAGTCTGCGGAGAAACTCCCGCTGCGGCTGCTGCCTCTCCCATTCTTCCCCATTTGGCATATTCCCGCAAGAAGATCTCTTTGGCTTTGTCGTCGAACTTTATACGAGACATTCTTATCTCGGTTCGCCACTCGCCAGTTATATCATCAAATATATCCACTTTTACGGGTTTCGATCCACGAGATATAAGAGAACGAGGACGCTCACGCATACGGAACTCTTCATCGTACTTCTGTGAATAGTCGTCAATTTCGTCGGTCATCGTAGTCCTCATCCGTGTACGCGTGAAAGCAGATCTCTGAGATCCCTCCATTAACAGTAGTCATCCGGCCCAAAGAAAGCAAGCCTCATTATCTCCAGATCGGTCAGTAGTATTTCAGTAGAGTCACCCTCCAGCCAGCTAAACCGTTGTTTCTATTACTTATTTCTATTATTATTAAATACTAAATAGAGGTATACTTCACTACTCTACAGCCCTCCAGCCAGCTACCTCGCCTCCCTTGGGCATTTACCCTGCAACCCGCGCAAGTCAAATAAAATAGTACCAATGTATTACGCTCAAAGAGAAAACTAAGGCTTTACAACATCTTACCCATAATATATCCTTCAACCTTATACACTAGAGGATAACCATCATGTACAGATATAATCGCTTTCTTCCGGTAAGAGAGAACACAGATGGTCTTGACTTCCGCACCCATATCGACAATCCTGGATCGACATATCAACTGTATGATCACAGGAACATGAAAGCCCAAGTGATACTCTACCATTGGTGCCGAACGGACTTCATAAACCATGTCCCCATCGGCGAACTGCATGAGTGGTTATTTGAGAAATATCCGGAAGTCACCAAGCGGCAGATGGGACGGACCCTACTGCAAGCAACGACATATGACCCAAGGAAGCTGAAAGGTGTGACCAAGGACAATCCGAAGGCCACAATGATTTATGTCTGGAAAGATCAGCGAGAGGTTCAGTATGGTCTGGAATGGATGCTGAGCATGTGGATTTGGCGCTTGGAGAATGAGTGGACTGATATCCACAGAAACACACCCGAGCAGCACCGTGAAATGACCGCCAACATTTTTGAAGATTTAGCTGCGTGCGATAGGCAAGATATGATGAGCCTGTACGCCGATGAGACCACGAACAGCCACGTATTTGGACTAGACGAGCGTGTTGACTGGATGGCGCTTTGGGCCAAATATGAGATGAAGAGTGAGAGCACAGGAGCGGTTCCGAAATCACGGGGTGATCGTCCGAGGAGCATGTCATGACGACTTATACTCTAGAGCAAGAAGTGGTGAAGCGATGGGACTCAAAGGAGAAGCGACAGGTTCGGGTCGTTATTCACCACTTCACATTCTATGATAGAGGTAGGACATGGAAGGAGACGGCTGAGCCTGCGGATCAAGAGACATTCTTGAAGATGACTTACTCTAGTTGATCATCTTTCCGAACATGGCAGCGAGATCCTGTCCATCCTCATGCATCATTTCCAACGAGGCTGCTCGCCGAAGCAATGTGAAGATCTCCTTCTGTATCTCAGCGGCGCGGTCTTGGCAACGAGCAGCTTCATCCTCACGTCCTGCATCCAGTTCCACTTGAAACTGAGTGAACCGGAAGTTCAGTTCGCTGTGCAGTTTCATAACTTGCTTGCGGACTTCGCAGTGTTCACACATAGTCTAGGACCCCTCTGGTGCCGTTGGTGGTGTAGTGGTGCGGGGCGCTGCATCCAGCGCGTCCGTAGAGCCCTTGTAATGGTCCCTGACCATCACTTTAAGGGCGTTGTGTGCTAGGCGCAAGCTGGCCTCACCGCCTGATATGAGTTTAACTTTGAGACCAGTAGGTTGATGCACCATCTCGACCTTATCGAAGACGAAGTTGGGAATCTTGCCTCTTTCATCATAGACAGTCATACCTCTTTCGCTCCTCTGTTCTTAACAGCGTGCCATCCACAGACTTCACACATGCGATAAGGTCCCTCGCCACTGGCAAACTGAACATTCATCACGGCTGGTTTGTTGCATGGGATATAGAACTCATTGGACATAGGACTGGCATCCTCGCAACAACCTTCTTTGGCTTTCAGTTCCATGGCCAAGCCACATAGAGTTGGAGTAACGTGGCCAGAATAAAGAACCCGACAGTGCAACCAGCCCACATGAGGATGGAGGATTTCTCCTTCTCGAAGTCCTCCTTGACCAGCGAGCCAAACACCGCAGCTGAGAACAGCGCCAAGATGTGTAGTATGAGTGAAATCAGTGTAATCATTTGAGCATCTTCTCGATATTGTTGGCCATGCCCTTGCAGAACATACGGAGGTCTTCCCGTTCACGACGCAGTGTGTCATTCTCCAAGGTTATCTCGGCCATCATGACCATCCCTGATCCCACTGCTTCTTTCAGCGCAGGGTAAGGATTGAGAATTCCATCGTGGTACACCCGACCGAGACCAGCAAGTGCCTCGCTCTTGGGTTTCTTATGTTGATCCCACAGCGCCAAAGCTGCGGCAATCTCTTCATGCGTTCTGCCCATATACAATTGCGTCATGATAATACCTCGTCAATCTTTTTCTGCAACGGCTCCGCACACTCACGTTCCCATGAGTCTCCCCAGCCACAGTATTCGTGGTGATCACGGCTCTCACCGAGTACGGTCTTGAGCGTGGTGATCTCTTCGCGCAGCGATACCTCTTGGGCTATGAAGTCGACCTGATCTTCCTTGATCTCCTCCCATATGCCAGTAGCTATCTCGCCAGAGTTGCTGATACCATGAGCATAGAGGATTGTCTCGATCCGCTGCTCTACTGTCTGGTCACGCGCCATCAGGTCTGCCCCTTGAACACGCGCCACAGATAATCGCTCCACATCCAAATGATTGCGGCATCAATGGACATAAGGAACCAGTCACCGCGCTGCCAGTCAGTCCACAACAAATATGGTCCAACGACACAGGTGCAGGCGATTGCGAATATAGTCAGTGCGAATTTAACTTTCCACATTAAAGAAGTCCTCCAGTATACCAGTGAGAGCATGTCCATCACTATTCTTCGGCGCTTGGGCTTCAACAGCTTCCATATCTACGCTGTCGCCATAGCACACGTTATTGAAATCGGTTTCACTGAGCCCAGAAAGGAATTCCTCCAAGGCTATGATGTCCTCTTCGTAGACACCCTCGGCTCCGATAACAGAAAGGCAGGCATCCAGATACTTCTCTTCTGGTTCGAACCTATTGATCATGCCGTTGTCGTAAGCAATAGCGAGAGCAGCTTTCTTGATCGTAGGGAACTTAGTCCACTTCATGAGGCATCCTCTCTTGATCAATGTTGCCAGTTGAGACAATCGTGGTCCAAGACGTATAGACCTGCAAGTCCACGAGCGGGATCTTCGCGCTGCACCAGTTGGCACCATCGTTATCGGACCCAAGGAAGAGGCCACAGCCAACAAAGGCGACGCCATTCAGCTTCCAGACTGGACGTCCCGGCTTGAGAGCGGCTTCTTCATCAACCAGCAGGTTGTCACCCTGAGGGAGAACGAGGCCGACCTGTACGATCTCGACCCTATGTCCAAGCCACGACATCGCATTGTAGACCGATTGAATATCGCTCTTCTTGACGATACACTCTTCTATCGTCTTAATGTACGGGTTGATCAGGACGCCTCGCATGGTGATATCTCCATCTTGTTATCGAAGCCATCTGCATAGAACGCAGTAACGAACTCCTGTGGGAAACGGGTGTTGATCAGGATACGGTCGCAGTCTTGGACCACGGTGTCATCAGCGCGAGCAATAGCGCCCTTGATCCGCTCGGTGATCGCAGTGCAAATACCGCGACCACCAGTTTCAATGATAATGAGGAACAGGCTCAAACGACATACTCCTCGGTTTTGTGTGGGCGAGCCACGATCTCGAACACAGCGTTCGGCCATGGACCGTTGAACTTCCAGCCATCGCGCTGGTCCTTCGCCGCTTTGATCAGGTGTTCGTCCTGACAGTCCTGCAAGCGATTGAACCACGGCATCGTCTTGAACTTTGATGTCGAGGTAATCGTGTTGATCAGTCGGCGCGGTGAGTGGTTTCCCTCTTCGCGAACCCACAGTTGAACGTCTTTCAATTCCATGCTCATGATGTCTTCTCCAGTTTCTCATCGTCATTCATGTAATCCGAAGCGATAGTAGCGGCACGAGATGCCATCGCCACGGCTTGATCGGGTGTCAGGTCGGTAACACGCAGGCAGAAGTCGCCTCTTGCGTGATACCATTGGGTCGCCTGACAATGAATTACGTCGTTGACCCTCCAGACGATAAACCAATTGGTTCCATCCATGAAGGTCTCTGACTGGTAGAACGCTTCACCGTCTATCGCCCACATAACGCGGTTCTTTTCTGCGTCGTATGCGCCCATCAGTTGCGGCGTTTCAGTCGGGGTGGTTGGTAGCCTCTTGAGATCCATGTCGGTAGCCTTTACTGGTTTATACTCTGATAATACCACGGCAGGCGGGGCAGGACAACATCTAGTTATCCCGCCCCGACAAGTTTATGCTGGAGGCAGGCGGTTCGCTTCCAGGATCGGCATACCAGCTTCGGTCGGGATATAGATCACCTGTCCGGCATTGCCTTGTTCTTCGAGCATCCGGATATACAGATATCGCAGATATCCTTCCGGTCCGCCGAGACCCTGCGCCAGCGCGGCATTTGCTTGAGAGGCGAACTCGGCTCGTGTCAGTTCGGCCTGTCCTTCAAGCTGACTGGCATCCAGTTTCGCTTGGGCTTCCTGGACCCGCACTTGACGCGAGAACTCTGCCTCAGCAAGGACTGCCTTGCCTGACATCTCTGCTCCCCAGACCTGGACTGTCTTGTATCCATACCAGACACCACCGATACCAGTCACGAACAGTGCGCAAACGATCAGCATTAAGAATGCCGAGATTACTTTTTCCATCTTCATTATCTCCGTGTTATAAACCCAAGAGAGCGGCAGACCATCCGCCGCTCCCGTTTTCTTATGACCGTGTTTCGATGTCGAACGCGCTCGGCCATTCGTGCCGAGGTTTGATCTTCAACTCCGGCGAGTGAAGCATCAACTGACGTAGGGCTTCGCTCTTGCCTTCTCGGCGACCACTCGTGATCATCCGTGCAGTGGGGATCATCATAGAGTGCATGAGACGCTTCTCGATGGAAGCCATGTCCATGCCCACAAGACTGTTGATCGCTTGGATCTGAAAATCGCGCAGGCCTCCGCTAAAAGGGCGGGACACAGTGCCTTCCGGCACACCATGCTTGAAGCGTTCGGCCAGTTCCATCGGATCCATGTCCTCGAACTCTTTCAGTTGCTGCTTGATCCGCTTGGCGCGGTGCTTGTGATTGCGCTTCGCAGCCTTGAGTTCATTGGCGTGGCGCTCTTTGATCGCAGCCAGCGAGGCATCTCGGTCGGCATCCTGCTTCGCTATTGCGATGTCGGCTTGGTCGCAGAGTTGAGCAAGGATATCCTTGTTCCCAGCGACGATCAGTGCGCGACCTTTCGTCGCGCTTGGTGTGTGGCCCATGTCTATCTCCTTGGTTATGGGTTACTTGAACTTGCCCTTGATCCGGTTAAGGATCTCCTCTGTGTGAGCATCTCTGATGTGCTTCACATCGACTTGGAGATCAAGCTGATCATCAGTCAACTGATGGATCTTAACCCTGATCTCTTCCTGTTTCTTTGGGTCTTCGGCTTGGATCGCGGCATCAAACTCCAGCAGCGCAATCTTCATCTGTGCAGAAATAGCGTCGCCTCGCTTTGCTATGTCCAGTAATTTCTTCACATCTAGTGTCATACTATATTTCCTTTGCGGTAGCGTGTTAAACCGTGGGGCGGGACGCACAGGTGGCCCATATGCGCCCCGCCAGACAGTCACCTGACCTTGCCGTAGGCTACCACACCAGCCAAGGCCAAGCGACGTCCCAGACCGCTAATAAGCGGTCCGCAGTAGCCGCGCTTTATAGTCCCGTGAGCATGGGCGCGGCTGTTTCGTGCGCGATAGGGTAAAGCAATCAACTGTTTCCCACAGGACTTCCTTACCGTTTCGCAAATACTTCCTTTGCACTTCCCCGGATGGGAGAACTCTTATGGTCTTGGGCCGGTTATAACGAACGCGGCTCCGAAACCATTTTATCATTCTTCAATCCTTACCCAAGGAGTGCTGTGACTCGGGCCGTTGTAGACCCGCCAATCGAACTGTGGAACTGGCTGCTCAGCAGGAACAAAGTCTTGCTCCGCACTACACGCGGCCAGCACCACAAAAACAAGGCTAAAACAAAAGCGCATTTATGACCACCGTTATTACTCCAAGGAAAGCAGACAACAGACAAACTGTCATTCCGCCTCCCTCTGGTATTTGCCGACCTCGCCAGATTACGAGGCCATTCAGCGCGATGAACCACATCGTGCCAGCTAAAATGTAATCGAGTCCCCACCCAACTATATTCATTCAAATAGCGCAGCTTTCTCCGGCCAGTGCTTGAGGAATGGTTCTTCCTTGCAAGTCTCGAGCCAGCTTGTCGCTTCCCCTAGGAAGATTTCCTGATGTTCGTCGTTCTCGAACAAGTGGCCGCTGATCGCTTCCACATAGTTGTTGAGGTTCCAAGGGAACCGAGGAGTATCCATCACAAACATCAGTTCCTGGACACGCTCACGTGTCGGTGCAGGCTGGCCCATGTTGGTATGACCCATGACAGCAGCGGCGCAGAGAATGCGCTTGCGTTGACGATCAGCATCCATGCGATCAAACATTCTGCTTACTTCTTCACCGTACATCAGATCACTCCCGCAAGGTCAATGCAGGAGCGAACAGTGTTCGTCCCGCATTCATCACACCAGTTGGCACGAGCATCAGGCTCACAGTTCTGTGTTCCTTTGCAGCTTGTGCAAATCCCAGGGACAACGCTGTCAAAGACGTTCTCCTCAAGCATGGTGGTTGTGTCTGGGTATCCCTCGGCATCAGCCAAGTCTTCCAGCAAATTCTGGTCTGTTACGTGCGTCATGGTAGCCTCCTAATTAACGTGCTACCAGTATGCACCAAGGACACAAAGGTTGACCAGTTCTATTTATCCGGAGACAATCTTACCTGCAACGTACCAGCCGAAGCGAGCACCGACTGCACCAAAGAACCCGCCAATTAAAGCGAGAATGCAGGTAACGAAGAAAGGGTTTGCGTATTCGGCAATCATGATCTATCCAGTTGCTTTCTCCCAATCTTCGTACTCGAACATCTCTTCGATGTAAGTCTCTAAGATCAGGATTGTTTCAAGGCATTGCTTCTTGCCGAGGTCAGGTCGGAAAAGAACGCCGACACGAAATTTCAGAGTTCCTTCCATGAGTTCTTGTTCTCCGCGCCATCCAGGCAGTTGATCGCCCAAGGAAGGTCCGTTGTAATGACCGACACAGGTGAACGGTGTCTCACCCCACTTTGGAGAGGGGTTCCAGAAACCAACACGTAGTCCAGAGGATATATGCACGTTGTTCACCATGATGTGATGATGGTATCACCCGCACTAGGCAGGTGACAACATCATTTTTTCCAGAGAGGCTTCATCTCAACGTGGAATACGTCGGGAGGATTGTTCAGGTCCTCGATCATCTCGTTCGGCACGTAGATGGTCACTGGTCCGGCACCGCCGCCTGTCTTTTTGTAGCGGATTGAGTTCTTGCAGACCCGCTCCTTTTCATAATCAATCTTCGTAGTCGCCATAGTCAATCTCCTGTTCTGATGCCCATTCATAAGCATTGTTCACCACGTCGGCACCATTTGAAAAGAACGTAATAAACTGAGTTTCGCTAAGACTGAGGGATATATGAGCATCGCTTTTTGTCTCGCCGTGTTGAACATCGGTGAGTGTAATTTCCTCGATCTCATATTCAGGTGGTTCACCTGGATCACCGGGATAGTTCAGTGATGCCGGAGCAGGCGCTTCTCCAAAAGAAATCAACGTCAAGTCGACTTCACAGAGGACGGACTTTGGCTCATCCCCGTCTTCATCAATCCAAAATTCTTCCAGTTCAAACGTCGGCACGGCGGCTCTCCTCGATGAATGTCTTCAGATCAATCGCCGCTTGGGCGTGTTCCCCGCGCTTGTAAGTCTTACCTGTGATCGCACCTGCGAGTTGCAATGCACGAGTCTTGCTCAGACCTCTGGCAGTCATACCTTTGGACATAAGCTGGCAGTGTCCTTTCAGGAAGATAGCCTGCACACGGGCAGCGCCGGGATCGGTGATAGTTGTCATGGTAGCCTCCTTAAATTATACCCCTAGTATAGCCCAAGGAAGCCACTCTGACCAACTCTATTTATCGTTCATTCCATCGGTCGGCGGCTGATCACTGACCTGAACAAAGCGAGCAATCTCGAAGAACTCGCTGCAAGGGCGGGTCCACGTGGGAGAGGACAACGGGCCATCATGCTTATACACCACGACAGGGATCATTGTGCTTTCTTCAACGGCGAAGGTAACGATCTCGTAGCGAGCGTTGGTCTTCCGGTGCCGCCAGTAGCCGAACTTCGGAATGTATTGTGAACTTGGATCAGCTATCGTCATCAGGTATTCCATTCTCCATGAGGTATTTTGCACGTTCTCGAACGAACGCTTTGCATGGTCTGCTTTCATTGCAGCCACATGAGGTTGATCGGCATTCCATCAGCCCTAGCTGGCATCCGGGATAGTCTGCGTTCTTCTGGTCGATCTTCGCTTGCCGAGTGTAGCGATCAATCTGCTTACTCGCCTGCTTCCGCACATTGTAGAAGGCGGGATCATACTTCACAGGGCAGAACAGAAGCATCAGGATGATGACGCATAGTCCTATCTCAAGCCAAGTCAAAACGGTATCTCCAATTCTCCGAGTTGTTCAAAGATCTTGTTGTCGATGTCTTGCTGACCAGTGTCGCGGAGGGCAGACACAATGCGGTCGATCATCGGTTGTGAGAGTTTCACTTCCTTGAACTTCTCCTGGGTATCCTCCTTAACCCGACTGTCGTAGAAGGACTTCATCCGCTTGGGCAACGTCCCGCCGGAGTGGTAGCGATAGCCCACCTGAGCGACGTAGGTCGTGCCTTGATCACCGTAGTCTGTATCCCAAGGAAGACCCACTTCCCAGCAGCTATCCTCCTCGGCATCCATGATCTTGTCCAGAAGTTCCACGTCTGTCAGCGATTGCAAAGCCTGCATCGCATGGATCTGGTCAGAGTACGGCCACTTGGAGGTTCTGTCCTCGGTCAGTGTGACACGGTCTGTGAAATTGTAGGTGAACATTGCAGGTTTATCCATGTCGGTGACACGAAGCCCACGGAAGAACACATGGTTGGACGGAGCATCGTAGACTTCGCAACCTCCGAACTCAGCCAGTAGCGTGAGACCCTCAGGCATGAAGATCACATCATCGTTGTAAGCGGTCTCCATCTCTGGACACTCAACGATAATCTTGGTCATACCTTCTCGACCAATCGTGTCGATCATCGGTACTCCATTTTGAGCATAAACATTCAACACATGGGATGATCCATTCTCGTCACGAGTGTTGCTCTCCAATTCACGGACAGCCATCCACGGCTCCCAATGCTTGCCGAGTTCTGTCGTGAAGGCCAGCTTCTGGTAAGACCAGCGTTTCAGCGGCGAGTTGCGTTTCCGCATCCGGATAAAGCCGAACTCTTTGCCGCGAAAGTCATCATCCTTTACGTAGAATTCATATTCAGTTGTGCCCAAGAAGAGGCGAAAGGTGCCGCCGAGACGAAGGCAGACTGCGATAGCATACTTGAGACCAGTTCCGAAGAAACCAATCGGGTTCTCCCCTAGCTTCACGTTGATACCGAAGGTGGTCGCCGCCTCCAGTGGCATCAGTCCATCATTTTGAAACGCTAACATCTTTCACCTCCGCTTCGAAGAACCGATCGCCTTGACCAGTTGGTTGAACAGTCATGTGATCAAAGCCCATCTCATCACCGAGGGCTTTCCACGCAGCGTTCGCTCGTTCCTGCAGAGAAGGAGGCTCGCCGCATTGCAACATGATCAGCGGCGGGGACTGCATCGCTTCAAGCAGTTTGTTCAACTGCTCCTGCGTCATTTCGAACTTCTTCATATGGGCGCTCCATCATATCCATATTCCTGAACACCTTCGGCGAACAGAGTTGAGTTGACTTCACCAGACGTCTTGGTCTCTTCGAACCAAATATCATAGCTGTGAAAGGTGAAGTGTTTCACTTGAATTCGTGGGGTGAATTCGCGCTGGCACACTCGCATAACGAAATCACCTTTGGTGGTCTTAAAGACATCACCGTAAAGCCATTCGCCAGTGCAGACGAGGTGAACATGCGCTCCGGTCTTGATACATTGCATTTGGTAGCCTCCTAAGCTGCAACCAGTATGCGCTCAGGAGGCTACCTGTGACAAGTTCTACTTATCCCGCGACCGCCGCGCCAGTGCGCTTCTGAGTATGCTTGACAGTTTTCCGCTGATGATGTTCTTTCAGCATACGGCGATGATAAGCACGGAAGACCTGACGGCTCGGCTCACGTTCAATCTCAGGGATCTTTGCATTAGCCTTGCGCTTGGCAGTCTGCCGATCAATCGCACGGTAGAGACCAGCGCGTTCAGGTTCTTTGTTCGAGAACGTGATGCCCCAATTGTTCATGATCAGCTTCTCAGCTGTGGTCATCGTCGCTGATGGGTTCTCAGCGTGGGTGCCCTTCTTCCGGAAGCGGCGGCGGATCTTCTTTGCGATGCGTGACATCAATGACATTATGTGATCCTCTTCACAGTTTGTTGACTTTCTTGGATTGGACGTTGAAGGTTGACCTTATCACCTGCGACCTTACCTTGACCATAGGCATCTAAGTTCACCCGTGTTCTGCTTCCTCGTTGCTTACGGAACTGGAGGGCAGGCAGCATCGCTTCCATGCCCTGTTCCACGATTGCCTCTTTGACTTCCACCAGATCGTTCCCGGTGCTGTCTGCTTGGGCTGTCCGACCATCGATGAGTTCTTCAAGCTTCTCGTTGATACGCTCAGCAAAGCCGATCATGAATGACCAGTATTGCGTATGACGTGACTGATCTGATTTGATGTTCAGTGAGAGGAATTCCTTCCAGCCTCTGTTCATACTGTCGTGGATCAAGCCCAAGAGGAACTCGTGCATCGCGACGTCGCCATCAAAGCCGAAGATCTCTGTGGTCTTCTTGCCTTTCACAGTCTGAGATCTACCATTCCACGCCTTGGTTCCACAGTAGCGAGCAATCGTAGTATCGCAGTATTTTTGTGAGGGATGCTCCTGCTTCTGCTTCTGTTCGAAGCCGCCTTGGCGCATGTCACGGGAGAATTCCACTGCTTTGAGATCAGCCTCGGTAACACCGTGCTTCTCCATCAGCTTTTCGGCAATAGCCAGTGCGGCCATTGCTTCCTCTTCGGTTGCACCGTTCTCCGGGATCTTGGCCCGGAGCGCGGCAATTTTATCGATCATGTCAGTCATGGTAGCCTACTCTTCGTTGCTTGGTGCGAGCATCCCTTCCAAGTAATGGTCAGGTGCAATAGAATAACCGAGTTGGATCAGGCTATCAGCCGCCCATGCTCGCACTAGGTTGATTAGGTACATTGAGCGGTCCTTTTGCTATGTAAACCAGCATAACCCAAGGACAACTCTATGACCAGTTCTACTGTTCGCCGAACATAACTTCGGTGAGAGGAACCTTCATCCACTTGGATTTGTTTTCCCTCGGTGAACGGCACTTGCTGTCAGGCTTGGTGACGCGCCAGAAGATGCCGGAGTTGAGTTCCAGCATGACGTCGGCCTTCTCGACCTGACCTTTCTTGGCCAGCACATGGATCGACTTCGGCTTGCAGGAAGGATCAACGCGCAGTTCGGTCAGTTCAACAGTATATGGCAGGACTTCTTCGATCTGATCCTGAGGGAATGCTTCATAATTCGCATCAACGCCCTTCATCTCGAGGATGAATTCGCCATTGCCATTCACGCCACGGTGAACACCGAAGCGGGGTTTCTCTTCTTTCGTTTGGTAGAGTACGTCCATTCTGATCTCTTCTTTCTTGGGTTGGTCGTGATAAAATTGAAAGTCCTCTGCCTCGCGCCACTTCCTATCGTGGTCTGCATAATGCACTGAACTCGCGTAAGTGAAGCGGATATACCATCCAGTCTTCGGCTTGTATCGGCCTGTTCCCTGGACATAGCGATTTCCCCAATTGCGCTTCGCGTAGTGAGGGATCTTATCGCCTTCTTCGAAGTAATCCACTTCCAGAACGATGATCTTGGACTTGCCTGTTTTGAGCCTGACCTCGTCACCTGTTTTGAAAGGGGGTGGATCCATGTGGTGCCTTTCCTACTGTTGAGCCTTTATACTACTATCAGAGGCGGCAAAAGACAAGTTCTACTTATCCTAAGCAAGTGGGGCCGACACAATTCCCGATGTGCCGACCCCGTTTTGGTTTTGATTAAAAATCAAGCGCTCATCTAAGAGCAACCAGATCAGAGAACCCTCGATTAGTGCGGTGCCGTTACTCTTATTACGAATGCTCTACCACTGAGCTACCCGCCAGCAGTCCAACGATTGGGTGTTGGATGGCGGGGCCGGATTCGAACCGACGACCCTTCGGGAAAAAGAACCGCTTATCTTTGGTCTCCTCTTGTTCTCACATTGAGGGGCATAAGTCTCTCAAGTATGAGTCACGGAATTGTATTCTATCGTGATAGTTTCCACCGCTTAGGTTAGTCTCAGTCTCAGTCTATCCCCTATGGGATCTAGGAGCCCATGATGTATCCGAAGATACCATCGGCAATGTGGAGATCTTCAACTGTGACAGTGTTCGCCCGTTGGCGGGCTTTCTTCACAGCAGAGATCATTTTGTCGGTCCTCATCAGCATCGCCGACTTTGCGTGTGGCGTGATCATGCTGGAGGTATGAGTTGTTTCGATCCGTGCAACAGCGGCGTCTTCGGTCCACTGTTCCACTTGGGCCGGATGTTCTTTCGTGGGTTCCACGAGGATGCGAGATTTCAACTGCTTCTCGCCTTTCATGGCAACAACAGGCTCGGCGCGGAACATTCCTTCGCCAGCAACGGTGTCGCTTTCCCACTTGGTTGACATCTCGAGCGTAGGGATTGCCAGGATTGTTTCACGGACAGATTTCAATCGGCTTTCCATGCCCAAGAGGAAGGTCGCTGGGACGTCTTTCATGATGGTCACGCCATCAACGATCAGGTCTGCCTTGGCGCGGCCATTGGCTTCTTCCAGTTGCAGGAGAGCATCGTAGTGACGGCCTGTCACCTTGAACGTGTGATCCAGCTTGTCGGCGACCGTCGTGACCATCTGTTTGGTCTCGTCGGTGTTCTCACCAGCGCGGCCTTCATCGAAGTAACGAACAGTCTTGGAAAAACCGCGGAAGTGGTCGGGCTTTTTCGCAAAGACAGCGGCTGTCTCTTTGTTCACAGCGGTCGCTGCGTTGGTGGTGTCAGCCATCACGGCCAACAGTTCATGAAGTTTTGCCATATCTATATCCAGTGTGATTATACGTTATTCTGAGCCTTTAACTTACGCGCAGGTGCGGGGCGAGACAACCTCTATTTATCTATCTGAGTGCCTTTTAATCCACCGATCGGTCGGCCGAACTTGTCTTTGCTGGGTTGATAGATCTCGATCGTCAATCCATTGACGCTGTCCCAGCATTCAAGATCTGGATGATCTTCTGCCCACTTCTCGATGCGAGGGTCTTTGATCCAATCCCAGTTCATGAAATAACAATGGTTCTCACTTTTGAGAAAGTAAGACCACGTCCCCCGAGCAGCCATAGGAGGCTTTCCACCCATAGCTTTCAAGAGTTTATCTCTTAGTTCTTCGTGTGTCATTAAGACTATTCCCTACAGATCGAAAATCAATATGACTATGTCGGCGATTTTTACGAAAACAGATCCAACTGCTCTGCGTCCATGTCATCCTTGTCACGGAAACCCAAGAAGGTTGGAAATCTCGGTTTATCTTTGATGCCGACGGTGAAATATTTCATTTTTACGACTTTATCAATATAGTCTTGTCGGCGATCCCAGACTTTTTGCCGGATTTCGTCGTCTAGTCCTGTTCCGACTCTGCACGTGAAAGGAGTTCCATCCTCGAAGCTTCCGCTAACTTCAATAGCGCCGAGAGTGTCTTTTCCGATAAGGTTCTCTTTATGCCCTGAGCGTTCCGTGTAACCGAGATTGTCAAGCGTGGCTTCATTGGCGTTGTGCATCTGTTCGTGGAAGTCGAGGATTTTGCATTCTGTGTCAACCCAGCCACCTTCTTTCATTTTGATACACTCACACTTCACAGGCGAGCCTCGTCCAAATTTGTAGTAAGCATGAGGATCTCGCAGGATGATACCTTCCTGCCCTTGGGCAATCATTTCCTCATGAAATGCGTTCACATCTTCCATTGTTAACATTTCTCGAGTATCTGCTGCAACCATACGAGGTTGATCATGACTATTCATAATCCATTGACCAGCAACCTCTTCAACAACAGCGAAACGATCAGTGAATACGGAAGGCTCGTCCCACTTGTCGAACACGTAGAATGTGAATATATCCAGTTTATCGTAACTCATTACGAAACTGCTAGTTCTTTGGAAGCATCCTTGTGCCGTTGGGTCTCCACAGATTATTTCCCCATCCATGCCTTCCAGGAAGTCTTTGTTCCAAGCAACCCATGATTGAAGTTCTGTTGAGCGAACAGGTTTTATACTCCGAGTATATGCGACGCCATCTCGAATGAATACTCGGATACCATCGTATTTCAGTTGACCCAGCAAAGGCAGTTTCTTCTCTACCTTTACTGGATCATACTTTCCAGCCAGCATAGGTTTCATGTGGAGAATTTCTTGACTGTGAAAGCAATCGCCAGAGCGCTCGCCAACATAAGGCCGCTAGAACCCAAGGGAACAACAGTGTGAGACGGAGGTAGTGGAGGACCATCGAAGACAAACTTCAAACAGGTCTCCCGACCATATTTCTCTTCGCATGGTATGAAAGGACCAGTGCAGGCAGGCGGCATGACAAATGACTTGCCGACGACGATAGCTGGCTCTTGATCTGGATCACGCGGCCAGATGAAATCCAAGTTCTCGTCAGTAATGCAGTCTGTTCCGTCCTCATTCATATCCAGAAGATCAGAGAACTGCAAAATGGTCTCTTTTTCTGGCTCGGCTTCTTGGAGATCGATCTCAAATGGATCAACCTCTGGTGGTTCGACAGTAGCCATGACTAACTCCTAACTAAATGCCTGCTAAGTATAGCAAAGCGGTTGCAAATTGACCAAACCTTTATATCCAGCGCCGCCGGAGGCCTTGTGGCGTGGGGCAGGGCATAGGGTGCGGCCTGTGGTGGTGCTGGTGGTAGGGTAGGGCGCTAACGCCCCTCCAGCGCGTCCGTAGGGCTCCTAACTAAGCCTCATGATGGGCCATATACTCCCAAGGGCCATGGAAATAGTCCTTTGTGTTGGGAGACATGGAGTAAACTATCTCACCCATTTCCGAAAATGGGTCCAGTCCTGTTTTCAATCCATTGGCTATCATCTGCAATTGTCCAAAGCAAACATCTTCTTGTTCTGGACAGATATGAGGAGAGTAGCCGCCACCGACTCCGTCTTCGGTGTGGTGTTCGAACACGAAATCGAATATGACATTGTCGGCGATTTTTAGTTTGTCGCTTCCTCTTAGGTAAGGACAATCAAAACATGGTGCTTCACAAGCCATCAGAATGGAACCTCTATTTCTCCGAGATCAAGTTCAACAGGTGTTGGCCATTCTCGCTCTCCATAGACTTTGTCCCAGGATGCACGACATTTCTCCAGATCACCAAGGTCATAATGATACATTCGTTTCTTGGTTCTGTGTGGCTGCCCAGTCTCTTGATCATACTCTTCAACTGTTACGCGCTTTTGCATTTTGTTGATATGCGGAACAACTCTGTTAAGGAAACGACCCAAGAGAGTTGCGTTACCTCTCCGAGCAAACTTCCATTTATCCGCATAGTTCGTATAGTCTTTTTCCAGAGCGTCTGTTGGCACGTCACGGATCCATGTATCGTGGTTTTCCAAGACACGACCGTCATGCAGTTTGTGATACCACCATTCCTCTTCAACGCCCATTGACATGAGTTTCTGCTCTTGCAGTGCATCAGTCTGTGGCACGTTCCGGACTTGGAACTCACTTATATCCACGTTTTGGAGATGGTAGAGCAATGCTTCATATCCACCATTATCCATTTGTTTTGTGAGTGAGGAAAAGAACTCTGCATCCTGCTTACGGTTCTCACCCATGTCTAGAACAAAGTAACGCCTTTCATCTCCAGTTGCCCTAATGACATGCGGGTCGTTTGAGGCCATGATGAGGTGAACATAGTTTGGATACGGCTCTGTGTCGATGCCTTTGGCTTCAATCGGTATACTGTCCTCAGTGATGAGCATCTTAAGCACAGACTCATGACGTTTATCTCCAGCAAAGAAGGCTTCATCGGCAAACAAGCTGATAACATCTCTAAGGTGAGCGTTGAAGTTTCCGACAAGGTGGGATGGATTGGCGACGTGAAGATGATGTCGGCCAAACAGACGTCCGAAAGTTCTCGCAAAATAGCCTTTACCAGTACCCTTTCCGCCCCTGAGAACAATGGCAACTTCACCTGGACTTGCTGGTGTCTGTACGACACGCGCCATCCATTTGATGAGATAATCATAATGTTCTTCAACCCCGCTGCACACATTTTCTCTTAGGTGTTCGAGATATATGGAGCAGTCTCCGGGTATAGGTTCTACATTAAATCCACGCCACAAGTTGTAGACTCCAGGTTGGTCGCCCTGTGGCATGAACTTCATCGTATCGTATTGGCGACGCAAGCGGTGGTTGATCCAATACTTGCCCAAGGGAACATGCACTGGATCACCTTTATCGGTCGAACCAATTTGGATCTGAATATTTCCGTATCGGTTTCGGATATCCTCAAAGCTGGACATCGTGATGCGGCTCCTATGCAGAACATCATCCTCGATCTCCTCAATGACGCGACACTTGCCTCCGATATTACCAATGATAGCGTGGCGGTCGTTCATCATTGTAAGGTGTGGATCTTCACTGTATTCTTTGGCTCGCTTGATCTGGCGGATTGCGTATTTCTCAGCGCCGCCTTTCAGTTCTACGACGCTGCTTGCAATACCCCATTCAGGGTCTGTCAAGATAGCGAATATGACACCGTCGGGGACATTGCAGCGAGCCAGCGCACAGACACAGTCAAAAAGCCATGCTGAGCGGGAATTGTCGCCTTCTTTCGGTTGATCAGGGTGTTGCCCTTGGGCGATAATAACCTTGACTCTGTCAGGGACGTCCCACACGTCCAGTTCGCTGAGGTCTTGAATGCGTTCCACATTACCGGGAATTTCAACCTTGATACCGTATTCGCCGCCATCATGGCGTCCGGGAGCAGATGTCTGCACCGCTTGGGCTTTCTTGAATTGCTCAAGACTATAGACATTTTTGGTATCAAACTCGAGAAGGCGAGATAGTTCCTTCTTGCGACCTTTTTTAATCTTCTTTGCATCAGGAACATTGACTGTCCCAGGAAGACGCATGATGCGGTCTACGTTGTGGCAGTGATCGCCTCCGAAAACTTGCTCTAGACGCTTGTTATAGAGTTCGAACTCAGTCCACGCAGCTTCGGTCCCGTCAATCTTAACAGGTTTGTCCAGCTTCCAGAAGGCTTGATAGCCACCGCCTGAGAATAGGATAACCGTCGGCTTCTCGATACCTTTTGGCAGGCGATCAGTGAGTACGCTTAGGACACGCTCACGTTCCATTTTAAGGAAACCGTCAATATCAGTCTCATCTGCCGGAGCCTCTTCTGGATCGACATCAACGTGTAGCCAGTGGGCTTCGAACATATCTTCTTTGTTCGGCTTCTTGACTTTATCTGATTTCAGGAAAGCGAGGTTCGGTTGGTTCACCGTAAAGTAGATGTTCCGCTCGCCGTTATATTTCTCAAGCCAGAAAAGGCATTCCTCTTCAGACTTAGGGCCGAATGGTTTTGTGTCGATTGCTTTGCGGTCTGTCTGGATCGCAGTAAGGAGCCAAGGTCCCTTAGGATAAAACTTCCTTAGGAAGTCAATTGCTCTTTGAGACTCACCCTTCATTCCAGAAAGCCTCCAATTTATCAGAAGGCGCTTTGCCGTTTTCCATCAAATTGTACCAGTAGCGCGTGATCCCCATAAGATCAGCGCAAGCCTGCTGTGTCCAGCCTGAACGGCGACGCCAGATAAGACACTGCTCGGCACCTGTAATCGGCTCAACCACAACCATGAAGCCGGGAAGAGTAATCGTGCCGTTTGCTTCTTTCTCGCTATAGATACGGCGAGTTATACCGAAACTCTTGGCCATAGCTTTCTGGCTGAGACCCATGCGACGACGATATACTAGCGCCCGTTCTCCCTCAGATAGTTCAAGAGTTTCTCCGTTTCCAGGCCGTTCGGGAAGTAGAGTTCCGCTTCCGCTATCATCTGGGGTCTCGTCATATTGTCCCATAGATCATTTTCCTTAATGTGTTTTCCGGACCAGAAGAACCACGACTTGCTCACCTGAGCGCAGACTAGGGCTAGTCCGCCGCGATGCTCTCTTCTCCAGAGCCACACTTGTTGTTGTTTCGAGAGGGGATGACTGAACCGAACTGGCTTCACATCTGCTGTCTTGGGCCAATACTTCATCCACTTGCATTCTATCCACCCGCCTATGAAATTGACGTCCGGAATTCCAAGTCCAGTAGACGGGCTCTCAATTGCCACTGCATCCAGAGGCTTGAGTTTCTTAACTAGATTTGAACGGCTTGAAGCTTCGGACATATCGTGAACCCTTATACTAGCTGGCTGACTGGCAATTGACAAGTTCTGTTTATCGGGGAATTACCTCTAATTCCACTCCCGCCTCACTGAACATTGACTTGGAGATCTCAATCTCTTTCGCCCATCTTTCAGCGTAATCACTGGCCAGATCTTGTGAGACAACTTTCTTGATGCCATGTTGGATAATCAATCCGCAGCAAGCACAGCAGGGAAATTCAGTGGTGTAGAGGGTGGCGTCCTCGAACCCAAGAAGAGGCCGCTCTCGCCGCATCATCCTCGCGGCTGCGACCAACGCATCAGCTTCTGCGTGGATCACCCTTGGATACTTTTGGGCACGATCTTCCCACCGCTCCTCGGTCTCGGCGACACCTGTAGGAAACTGGTTCCAACCAACTGAGAACACCTTGCCTTCAAGGACAACCACCGATCCCACCTTCGTGGAGGGATCAGGGCTGAACTTGCTGGCGTGAACGGCGTGTCCCATGAACATATCATGAATGGACATTAACGCTTCTCCACTTTGTCAATCATCATGTAGGACTTGTAGACACACCGGACCTGATGCTTGCAGTCGTCCAGGGCGTAGTGATAGATACCCTGACGAGGAATGGTCTTGGTGTTGAGACCAGCCGCATCGTAGACAGTCCGAGTGTCACGGGTGTTGTAGAACTGCCACGGCGGCTTGACATCGACAAATTTGCAGGTCGCTTCCCACAAGACACTGTCGAAGTTTGCACCTTGGGACCATACGAACTTCAAGCGGTTGTCTTTCCAGAAGTTTGCAAAGCCATTGACCGCCATCTTCAAGCTGACTTGGTCAGGCTCTAGGACGTCTTTAGCAGACTGACCTTGCTTTTCCCACCATGAGACCGTGCTGGGGTCTTTGAAAGCACCCAATTCGATTTGATCTTCTTCGGTGATGTTCTTGTAGAACTCTTTGCCCAAGGAAGGCGTTCTGGGGTCGAAAACGACTGCGCCGATGGAGCGGATAACGCAGCCTGCGCCAGTGCCGAAAGTCTCCAAGTCCAGCATACAATGTTTCATGATTATGTTCCCTCGATATGTTGATGGGAGCCGTCTGAGGCGATGCCCCATTCACGCTTCCGGTTGATCACCAATTTCTTGGCAACTTCGTCCATGAGATCAAAGCCATTCTTCTCACAGATCTGAATGAGGAAGAAGGCCACGTCGGCGCATTCTTCACCGATAGATTTCTTGCCCATGCCGTTGGAAATGGTGGAAACCAGTTCTGCCATCTCTTTGTTACCGCGAATTGCGATTTTGAGTTCAGGATTTACACCGAACTCCCCTTCGGCCCAATCAAGGACCTCTTTCTGAAGTGTCATACCAAGCCTTTCTCAATAGCTACGTTTTCAGGTACTGAGACGACCCAATCGTGTTCATCCCATTCGTGTTGGGATTTTGGTATCCATACATCTGGACCATCCTCCTCAAATTTGAAGCAGCGAGCCATTTCGGTCTCAGCCTGCAAAGTGGCGTTTAAGTCCACTATGTTTGATTTAGTCATAACTTCCCTCTTTTGACTACTAATCCAGATCTAACATGACGCGAGCGCCGCAAAATTTTAGGATATTCCGATTATTTGATTTCTCCCCAACTAGGTCCTGTCTCGGTGTCAACTTTGAACGGGACCAAAGGTTTGCAGCGAGTAAGAATGCAGTCTCTCATGATGTCTCCAACTGCAACGGCTTCTGCGACTGAACCGTAGCTGCCATCTGTCTCATCATGAACCTGCAATTGCAGATAAGCATCTGTTTTATCGATTTCTACCAAGGCAAGTTTAGTCTGATCTGCAGAAGAACCTTGAATAACTCGATTGAGTGCTTTATGGGTAAAATCATAAGAGCCATCATCACGCTGCTCAAAATGCAAGTGACGATTAAGTATAGTCTTGACAAAGCCCTTGCCCTCCGCTCTCGCCGTAGCTGCCTTAGCCAGAGCGCCAACAAACGGAGCCTCTCTGTCGAACTTATCCAGGATCTCCTGTCCCTCCTCACCGGCCATCTCCTTGTAATATCCTGTTCCGGCTTCCATACGTGCGGCCATCGCTTCTTGCTTGTCTTCGTAGTAATCAATGCGGCGTTTCTTGCCCCATCCTGAGATATGCGCCCAGCGAGTAGGCTTACCGATGTCCATGCAGAGTTTAGCGCCGCCTTCTCCGTAGCATAGCCCAAGGTAGATCGCCTTGGAGAACCCTCGCTCCAACTTGAATTGCTTTGGGTCCATCTCCATCCATTTGTCGACTGCTGCATCGCCGTTCACGATACGTGTCATCATCTCATGGTTATCTGTGCTTGGGTCATCACGATAACGCTTGGCTGCTTCTCTCGCTTTTGGGAAATCCATAAGGGCGGCGAAGTGTGTTGTCCATCGTGGTTCCTGCTGTGAGTAGTCATTGCAGCCCCAGATTGCTCCTTCTTCAGGGATGAAGATCTTGCGCCATTCACCAGCAATTATTGGATCACGATCAGGGCTTGGTTGTTGTTGCAAGTTAGGATCAACGGCTGATAGTCTACCATACCGGACACCTTTCTGCCTGCCTTGTTCATCTTCTGCTGCGATTTGCTTGAATGAACAGTGGATCTTACCGTTGACTGCATACTTATGAATTGATGCAGCGAAGGTTGTCCTAATCTTGTTGACCTTGCGAGCATGAAGGATTGCCTCTGGCACTGGATGGTCTGCGCCTCCGAGCAAAGCCTTATCAATCTGTGGTGCGCCAGTGGAAGTCTTATTGAGCCGCATACCGATGTCTTCGAGAGCGGGTGCAATGACGTTCGGTTTCCAGATGTTGTCTAGCCCAATGGAGACGCCAGTCTCACGCTTCACCAGATCAATAGACTTCTGTTCTTCTTCCAAGGCCCACTTTTCAATGGAGTCTAGCTTATCAAAGTCAATACGCACACCACGGCGACGCATCCTTACGAGAACAGGGAGGACGTCCGTCTCGAGATCCCAGATTTCACGGAGACCCGCTTTTTCGATCTTTTCCTCTTGGATTTTGAGAATTTCGAGCGGCGAAGTGACATCTTGCTCCCCGTACTTACCAACGAACCGAGCCGGTAGTCTCCAGAGACCTTTCTTGGCGTCAAGTCCATAGGCTTTAGCAGCTTCCACCAATAGGGTTTCATCTTTAGCCTCGACGCCACATCGTTCACCGATGTTTGCCAAAGAGTATGACCAATGGAGTTCATAGAGCAGGGGATCGGCAATCTGGATGTCTCTAAACTTTGCGTCACGATGCCAATCAAATCCGTCGTTATAACCGTAGTCGACATCATACGCGAGATTTGCTCCGACATATTCTCCAGTAAAGTTTTTAATGTTTGATCTGAGGTAGCGGAGGACCTGCTCTTGGTCCAGATTATCGCCGCCTTCATGGCGGAATGGGAGGTAGTGTTTCGGACCCCCGTCAATGGCGAAGGCCCATCCGACTGTATAACCGTCACGCATTTGGCCTGTTCCCAACCCATTACCAAGGGAGGGATCTCTAGTTTCGGCATCAATCGCGATGCGCTTTGCTCCAGCCCAAGAAGGAAGATCTCCAATAGACGGTGGTCTCCAGTCTGCCTCTGGGGTGAACATCGACATTTGAATTGCTGCTGATCCATCATTGAGACTCTTTGCATGGGCTTGTTTAGTCTGCTTTGCCATCAATGATCTCCATAATTCTTGCCGCCCTGTTAGCGGGGATTGATGTCACAGAGATCTCTTCCAACTCAAGCCGCTTCAATCTGCGTAGACCGCGTTTTCTGTCTTCGCTTCGGCCAGCGTAGCCGATAGATAGTCCAGAGAGGCAGTGTTCTTTGATCCAGAAGATAGCGTCATCGTCTAGCACTGTGCCTTCACACCAAAGACCATACTTCTTCTCTTTAATCAAGTCCCAGCGGCCGATGATTTGTGATTTCTCATGGTGCAGAAGCATCGGTCTTGTATAAGTGAACTTCTTGAGATCTTTCTTAAAGCTTCCTTTCACTGTTATATCACTGTGACTGTCGCATTCACCCCAGACCGAGGCCCATCCCTTAATGATCATTCCATTTCCCCGCAACCACGACCAGTCTTGGCACGGCTGTCCAAGAACTTATGCCATACTACAAAGCCCTTGGGGCAATGAAAACCCCAAACTCTCGCTTTCGGTCCCGTAATGAACAAAGTCCAGGCTTCACCCTCTGGAAGAACCAAGCGGTGAATGTATTCTTTACCTCGCCATTTCCACATGCCCTTCTTAATAATGTTGATCCGCAACTTGGACCCAAGGAAGTTCGGTTCGGCCGGTGTCTCATATTCCTTGATCACACCAGACAGGCAAAGAGATAGGCTCCACCATGGATGATCGTGCGGTGCTTGATCGTCATCATCATGCAGCATCTGATGCAGATAGATGTTGAACTTGTTGTTCCGACGAATGAGATACCATCGCCTCATGTAAGGATCATGAGGGTTCGGCCCAATGAGAAAGTCAGCTTTTCTCTTGGGTGTCACCAGCCATTTCACAAATGTTGCGAACCTGCTCATAGATCACCGGGAACATATCCGAAAGGAGCAGGGTGGTTAGTCCCTTTACCGAGTTCATCAGCGCGAGCATTCTTCGCACAATCCAGCGTCGCATAGTTCTGGTTCTTGGCGCGAGGACGTCCGCAGCCACATGGACACGGGCCAAACTGCTTCATTGCGAGCTCTACGGACGCGCTGGATGCGGGTGGGTGGGTGGTAGTGCCACCAGCTTGTCCGCTACCCCCTGTTTTTGCCGCCTGTGGCGCGGCTAGGGGTGCCAATGGGCCAAGGGTGCCGCCAGCATCAACTTGCGCCTGTGCGGCTTCTATATGCGCTCCCAATTGGCCAATGATAACGCTGAGGTCCACGTCATTCTTCCATTGGGCAATTGCAAGACACAAATCAGCCTCGACCATCGGCACAGTTGCCTCGTCGCAGAAGGTTGCGAACATACTTTCAGCTTTGTCACGAGCCAGCGGCCAGCTATCAACGTGCAGACATTGGTTGTCCCAACGGCCTTCCAAGAACATCTCCTTGGCTTTCAGCAGGTAAGACCGTGCTTTGTCCAAATCTTCGATGCCGTTCTTCTTGTACCAGCGGAAGGCATACTTGGAAGCCGCGCTCTCGTAGTAACCGAGGCGGACATCACCAGCCCAATCCCAATGTTGATAGTTCGCTTGATAGTGGTCTCCGCCGACTTGTGTCGCTTTCATAGGTAGTTCTTCCTTTGGTTCACATAGTTGGCACCATATTTTGCCGATAACGAATACTTCTTGACCGCAGGTGCATTTACGATCAATAGGTCCGGACATATATTCCATCTTCAATTCCTTGCAATTGCAAGTTGCTCCGTCCCATAGGGACTTACCACATTCACAGTATTTGACATCACGATCGTGGCTCATTAGACGTCTCCGAGATCAGGGCACATATGCCACGAGTGATCTTGGAGGGAGAAGTAGAAGTTCAGAACTTCTGGCGCAAACATATGCTTCTCACGATTGATGAAACGCTCAATGCGAGCCTTCATCACAAGAACATTCTGGTTGCCTAGCATCAACTGATCTTTACAGAACAGATACAGTTCCAAGATATCCAAGCCGCGCAGCCACTTGAGATCTTCTTCGGTCAACTGTAGTTCAGCGACCCATCCGAAGACTTCTTTGTTGATAGACATCTCTGCTTGGGTTAGATGACCTTTGTCCACAATCTTGAACCACTTGGTCGGCGCAGGTATATCACCGGTGAGACGTTCAGGCACGTCGTGTTCCTGGATAGCCCAAACGAGGCGGATAGGTGGGTCTGGATGCAACAGACGAAGCATCGAGAGCATGTTGTAGGAGTGACCACCGACGATATATTCACCGATGATCGGTAGGGTATGACAGCGACGAACCGCCGCTGCCTCCCTTGTGAATTTGACTTTGTTCACCAAGCCATCTATCGGATAGATTACGGCTGGCTCTTCACAACCTTCACAGGGTTTGTATTTACCGTGAACGTCGCAGTAGTCCTCAGGACTTGTTTCCACAGTCATACGTCCCGACGCTCCAGCCATTCCATGCAGGCCCGACGCCAGTCGGTAGCGGCAATGCGATCTGCGAAGTAGACAGCACTGTCCATGAAGTCAGGAGCATCTTTGTTCTTCCAGGCTTGCCACGACTGTAGCATCGGCACGGCCACCTTCTTGAAGAATGGATCAGTGTATCCCATCACAGGACCTTCATCCATGAACATATTCAGTTCGGAATGCCACGTGTCGATGTCAGTGCCGACCACCGGGAACGGTTCTATCTCACCTAGTTCGTAAGGTGACTTCCCATCAGGCTTGTGCAGCAAGGGTTCCACCTTGGCCAGAGTGTCAAGATATGCGTGGAAGTTCGTGCTGATCTGCCAGTAGAAGCCGACAGGCACACCGATCCAAGCGGCCATAACTTCTTGCAGGAATGACATGTGAACTGCGTTGGCACCGTAAGCACCCCAGACCATATCGTTACTGCGATTGAACACAGTCATGTCCAATTTGCCGTTGGGGTTGATGCGAAAGGTGATGACCAGATTGCAAGGGAAGTCCTTGCCATCGAGACCAAGGTCAGCATTTGCGTCCCACATTTGAAGGACAGTGCGGCGATCATCAGGGTTCTTTTTCAGCAACGCTGCGATAGTTCCAAGTTGATCCAGAACACCACCATCGACATCGAAATGATTGCGCCAGCGATAACCGTAGGCACCATGGAAATTGATCCCATCATCAGTATAGTTGCCGATGTTCTTGCTGAACTGTGAGATCCAGGCCACGTCGCGACGACCTGCCAGCATCCAGAGACATTCCATGAAGTGGAAATAAGGATTGCAGTCGCGTTCAGGATGCAGCATGACCCTTTCTCTTGGGCTTTCATACATCGTGGTGACTGGCATCGGCATTACCTTGACAGGACCATTGCGGCTGTCTCGACGGACCCCGACATCATTGATAACCTTCGTGCCCAAGACGAGGGCGTCTGAGACGTTGCGAACTGTGATGACATCCATTATAGTATAACTCCGAAATGGTCGAACAACATATCTTCGACTTTGGTTTTCATTGCATGGGTTGCAGTCCCTTGGACTTCCTCCACTTCGATCTCACCATGCGCCAGATCAATGACACGTTGCGCCACAGTCTTTCGATCAAACATGGGTAGGATTTCGCGGTTCGCATCAATCATGCGCTGCGCTGTCTTCGGTGCGATGCCGCTGGCATACTGGACGAGGTCTGCATACTCTTGAGCATCAGCATCTTCAGGGATGGAGATATAATGCTCTCCGGACTGGAACAATTCCGAACCCATCCCTTTCTGCCGCGCTACGACTACACAGCCTCGCATCATTGCATCTACAGCCACGCGGTTGAAGTGACCACCGACTTTGGAATAGTTGTTGGACCATGACGGATCGACAAGGACACGGGCTTCATTGAGATAATTGTCAACTTGGTCCTTGTCCCAATAATCATGGTGTGTCATGCCGTTTTCGAGAGCAGCGTCCCAGAACTTCTCTCCATCAGCATGGAAATAAGCGTCCTTGCACTTGTCCTCGCTGGTCATGTAACGATACTCGATGCCCAAGCCAGCAATCTCACGCAACTCGTCGGCTTCCTTTGGCTGCATGTAATGGATTGCTTCGACCAGTTCATGAACATGCTTCCACGCCTTGAAGGTCTGCATGTTTACGAAGCCGGGAGACTTCTGTTCCCACTTGGCGTAAGGACGCACCGGATTAAGCTGCGGATTGACAACCATTGTGCGAGGGACGTCGGCGAAGGCGGCACCATTGAGGGCGCAGGGGTGAACACAGGCCAGCCCAGAGAGGCGGTCCTGAATGGCCAGCAGATGACCTGCTCCTTTCACTGCATTCCCATCGTGGACGAACGCAATCTGCTTAACGCGCTCTGGAAGGTCGTACAACTCTGGCCAGTCATCATTACCGAGATTGTCTTTGTTTTTGCTTGGAACTGGCACAGACCAAATGATGAGGTCGTACTGCTGGAGGATTTGTGATGCTCCACTAAGAGCAGCCCCACCACGATAAGGAATACGATCTTTCCGGTCAAAGTTCCAGCCCTTTCCTTGATGATGGGGGATACCGCTTGGGCCGATGCTCCAGTCTGCGGTCTTACGTTGAGCAGGCGCATTGAACGCCCATACGAGTTCTTTGAGGTGAACATCATGGCCTAGGTCTTGGAGACCGCCAATGAGTTGCTCGGTATGGTCGATAATACCGCCGAGGTCCATGCACTTGTGAAGTGCGACGAGTATCTTCATGGGGCTATCTCCGAAAGGGTATGTTAGGTCAGCATAGCGGCAGAGGGCGCAAAAGACAAGTGCTAATTGTCGCCCTCTTCCAGATTACTTCGGTGCTTTGTAGCGAGACCGTGGTCGTCCTTGACCCAAGCGAACACGTTCATACTTGTCGAACTCACAAAGCTGGAATTGGATATCGTGAGGCGCAAGTGTGTCCCATTCATTTGGCAGAAACAAGTCTTGCTGGAACAACAGATTGTCAATGACATCACCAGCAGCTTCTTCTTTGAGAGGCTTGGCACTATCATCTCCGTTGACCCGTGCTGCACCCCGTCTCGCTCCTGGACCAATAGGTGTCCAGCTATCCCAATCGGCAGGGAAACTGAACTGCCCGTCTTCTGGGTAATCGACGATGTTGTCCCAGAATTTAGTATAGGTGGTGTCCAAGAGGATCTCTTTGGTCATGAAGCCAGAGCCTCCGAAACCATTGATCAGTCGCATACGATCTGCAACTTTCTCCCAGCTTTGAGTGTTGATTGCCAGACCGGCTATTTCCGAGGCTGCCTTCTGAAGAGCCTTGAGAAAATAATCAACCACGACTTCTTGCTTTGGGGCGGAGATGCCTTGGTTCGTGATAACGTATGCGCCTGTGAAGACGCGTTCTTTGTTTGCCAGTCTGTCTTCCGCAAGTTCTTTCACCCATTCCCAATGGTTGTCATCCATGTCTCTGAACTCTGTCCAGCCCAAAGCAGAGGCAAACTCATACGTTCCGAAATAGCGGAACGTAGCAGCGTTCATGAGGAGAGTCTTGCAGGAAGATCCACGATGTTTATCGTAGAATTGCGTTCTCAGTTCACGGCTGGTACGATCATGGTGGCGGTGAACATTGGTGAATTTGTAGTCCCTGAGGATCGGGTCGTCGGTCCAGGGATATGGCAAATCCGCCTCCTTTCGGAGACGGATCTGTTCGCGTTCCTCAACAAAGCTGAAGAACGCATTGGCTCTGTCAAGGCCCATTATTCAGCAGCGGCCTTCGCAGCGGCTTTGTCGGCAGCAGCCTTTTCTTTGGCAGCTTTCGCCTCGGCCCGTTCTTTGGCTTTGGCTTCCTTGGCAGCTTCGCGCTCGGCCTTCTTGGCAGCGGCGGCTTCTTCCCGTTCAGCTTTCGCTTTCGCGCGCTCTTCGGCTTTCAGACGCTTGGCTTCCTCAGGGTCGGTGAGGCCGTGCTTCTTGTACCATGCCGCCTTGCGCTGAGTGAACTCTTCGTCCGTCGGCTCGGTCACGGTCATGATGCCTTGGCCCGCCCAATTGTAGACGTCCCACGGCTCGGTGCCTTCGGTCTCGATCACGTCAACGATAGTCATGCCATCCTTGTAGTTCGGCCAGCGATGCGTCCGGCCCTGAGTGCCATCGTGTTCGCCAGTCTTCGTAATGGTCGAGAACATTTTCTTGTTCGGACGCTTGACCGTCTTGGCCTCGGCCGATTTCGCCAGACCACGCTCCTTGGGTGGAGCCTTCGCCTTGGCTTCTTTCGCAGCGGCCTTGTCGGCGGCTTTGTTATGGCGTTCCAGAGCCTTCCAG